CCCTGCAAGCGGCAGATGCGCTAAAGTTCCATGAATCAAGCGTAAGAAGAAGCTGCACTAACCTATACCATAAAGGCTACCTGATAAAGACGGACGAAAAGGTGATGGAACGCTACAATAAACCCAACCATTATTACCAAATACGATAACCCCCTAACTCAATTAACAATGACCAAACGTGAATTAGAAATAGAGTTGAAAGAATTGAAGCGAACTGTTTCAAATTTAAAACCATTCAACCACCATACATATTACTGCTGTAATTGCGGGAATCCATTTATTATTAATCAGGCTCAATTTGACAGAAGGACAGATAAATCAAGAGTTTTTTATTGCAGCGCAGGACACGGAAATGTGTTTAATAAAAACGGATAACCCCCGAAGAATACACCAATTACATTAACAATAAAATAAGATGACCAGAGAAGAAACGATTAATGGGAATATACTGATTGCAAAATTTATGGATTTTGAAGTATATTATAAAAACGGAATAGTGCCTACAATAAGATTCCTATTTGAGCAGGACACTCCTGTTTCGGAGTATTGTAAATATGATTGCTCTTGGGATTTTCTTATGCCTGTGGTGGAAAAGATTGAAGCTACTTACCTGATGAGTATTCGTGGATGCTCTTGCTCTATTGATGAATGGGAGAAGGAAAATAACGTAAACGAAATCAACAAACGAGGATTTTATACTGCCGACACTAAAATTGGGGCAACATGGATTGCTGTTACAGAATTTATAAAATTATACAACGAAAGAAAAAAGCCATGACCTCCATCCAAACCGCATCAGGGACGATAATAGTTGTGGAAGTGCCTGAAAATTCTTACAGTCATTTATGTAAAAATCTTATTAATAATAAAACCGTCATATCATATCGGCTTGAAAAATCAAATGAGGGACACGGCTTTATTGAAATACCAAAAGAAGATTATGAGTTTCTCGGCACTTGCACACAATCCGACATTGATTTTGATGTGGAGGAGTTTGTGGAAAAGTGGGATAATGGCGAATATCAGGATTACATTTTATTCAGGGGACACCTTCATAACTGCGTTGAAACCAAAGAAGAAAGTTTTAGAACGCTCTTACAGGCAAACGGAATAATCTTCAAGCCTGAATCGAAATTTGTGATACTTAAAAAACTATGAAAATATATAAAGTGGCTTTCAAGGTCAATGAATCAAGTGCGGGATTTTATTTTACAAGCTCATTAAAAGATGCAGAATCAAGAAAAAAAAATGCAGAAGGTGTTTGGGATGATGGCTGGGATAAAGAAATAACCACCATTGAAATAACCCCAACAAAAAAGGGAATTATTGCTGCGCTAAATTTTCACGCCTCACATAACGATAATGGATAATTCTTAACCCCCAAAACACATGAGCAAAGAAACTAAATTTATCGCTACGCATGATTGTCATAATACTGTATATGTTGGCTTTAAAGACCGAGATGAACAATGGGTTAGCGAGGGAATAGGTGAACACACGTGGATGTATAACGATAATGGAGAAAAATGGGGTTATGCTGATGATGTCGACGCATTTATACCCGCAAAATGTACTGTTGTGTCCTTTGCTGATGACGATGTGCAAGAGGCAGATAACAGAGAACGATGGGGAAGGGATTAAGTTTATAAATATTTACGAACACCCAAATCTTATAACAAAATGAAAAAACTCTATCCCATAAAACACGAACAAGGTTGGGAGTACATTGAGGTGGATGATGATATGAAAGTAACGAATGTAAAATATAAATGAAAAGATATAAAGACGATTACCAATCCCTAATGCCGTTTGATGATGAATCAGAATCGTTCACAAATGGATTTGAATGTGGGCAAATGTTTAATACTCTGGAAAGCGGTAAAGACATTGACAAAAAGATTACGCATACAGTAAACAGAAATCAGCTTCGGAAGATGTGCGAACTTTTTAATTATGAATTTTCGTTTGAGGCACTAAATGAGGAATGGGATTACTTCACTGCTAAGTTAAACATATTGGATAAAATATAAACCATAAACCATGAGAACCGCTATCCCGGAAACCGAATTATTGGATGAGCTTCATTTGTGCGTAGAGTTTTTTGAAGCATATTCTGTTTGGTTAAATATAAACAGGGTTTTATCCGAATGCAGGGAAACAGATATTGTTTATCAGCGGGCGTTAATGTCGTGTTATTTCCGCGCTAAAGGGTTTTCTTATGCGCAAGTGGGTTTTATGCTTAACCGAGACCATGCCTCTATTATGAATCTTATGAAAAACTACACAAGGGGGGCTTTAGCTGCCGGGCTAAGGCAAGATTTTAACAAATTCCGGGTATTAATAAATGCAACCGTTCAGCCCAACGACATAGAAAAGAAAATACAATATCATTATTCAGAAATTGCAAGGCTGCAAAAAATATTAAAAGATTCACCCCGAAGCGGTATTGTTTGCTAACTACAATTACAGGAAAAAGCAGAAATTAAAAAACGGAACATTAAAATAATTTAAAGATGGACTACGAAACACTTAAAAAAACAATGGCTAATGGCATAGAAGGGACTGAAATGTGGCGGGCTATACTTGGTATAATTAGTTGTTATGAGGCTATGGGCAAGCCAGCGGAATCCTGCCTAAGCCACATTGAAAAGATTTTAAAAAACAACACCATCTAAGCTATTACAGGAATAGGGGGTACTTTTTTTGATGTTTTTTTGTTTGCTGTGTAATATCAACATCTTCTCCTGATAGAGGGGTTTAATGCCCTGAATAGAAGCTTGCTGTTATTGTTAATCATCTTTAACAGCACTGGTATATTATCATTCCACGCCCCTGATTACTGTTTTTTACGTGAGCATCACCGGATTCAAACCCTCTTTAGGTATCAGTCGCCTGTTGTTATGTTGGAACAGAGCAGGACATTTTCCGGTTTGCTGTCATCAGAACTTTGAATGGGTTTAGCACAAGCCATTTATTAGTGCATTATCGCTTCATGTCTGACTATGATAGGTCAACCTTAACTTTCATTTAGGCATCCAAGATGGCGGTTGCCCGTGTGCGAAACAGATTTAATTACACCGCTAAAAAAGCGAAAACCCGCCAATTTATTGCTGTCCAATAATTGACGGGCTCGTTTGTCTGCGAAGAAGCGGACGGGAGTACTATCTTTGTGTATTCAATGGACAGCATTGAACTTTTGGGTTTGGTTATTTTAGGTGGTGCAAAATTAAGCAAATAAATGAAATAAACAAATTTGTAAGAAAATATTTTTAACAGGGGGTGTTAATAACTATTTTAAGAAATAATTTGGCAAATCAAAAAATGGTTATACATTTGCACAATAATTATTATACAATGAACAAAACCAAAAGAGATAATACAGGGCTAATAGTAGTGCGCCCGCAGGCAAAAAACAAATTCTTAAAAAAGAAATTGCAGGAGCTTGCTGAAAAATCTACTTGCCCCTCTCTCAACAACTATCTTGAAATTCACTTACTTAAACTTGTAAAAAAATAAAACTATGAGAACTATTCACACCACCGATGAAGATTTCGACACCCACGTAAAAGAAATTATTGGCGATTTTTTAGAGCAAAATAAAGAGGATGCTGCCGAAGCAAAAGAAAACGGGACAAGCCTTGACGACTATCTTTGGAAAAATCGTGAAGAAATAGGAGGATTGTTTATTCAGAATCTACAACAGTGGACGGACGTAGAGGAGATTTGTGGTGAACAATGGAACGAATTGGAAAGCGAAGCAGATGAAGAATAAACTAACGTCAAGCAACTGCCCATTATGAGAAATACAATAAATGACACAAGAGGACGTTAAAAAATTTGCCAATGCGGGTACAACGGACGTAATTCTGAATGTAATAAAAGACGAGGAGTTTATTGAGAAAAAAGATGAATATGTTTTTTACCTATGTGCCTACATTAAAGAATTGAGCGGAATTGTTATTCAGGTTGATTCGTGGAATGAGGACGAACTAATTAAAAAAGCGCAAGCCCTATATACTATGTTTGCCCGCTATCAAAAGGAAGACCACAACATAGTGTTGCCCGCAAAACTTAACTTTACAATCCATTATAAATTTACATTTGAAGAATGGATGCAAGAATAAAATGAATCTCCTAACCATAACCTCCAAATGGATAAGCTGACCGCAAAAGAAATTGCCGATGACGTGCAACAGACCTTTGAGAATGTTACTAACGAATACCGGAACTTATTAGAACAGAGGATTATAGCCTATGCTCATTCGTTTATCGAAACCCGAAAAGACAATATTGAAAACCGCAAAGCCAAATTCATATCCGATGTATCGTTATTCAGGCATGAGTATTCAGACGAAATGCTAATTGAGTTCGTAAATTATTGGTCAGAACATAGCCCTAACGGTAAAAAGATGAAATTTGAAATGCAAAAAGTATTCGACATCAGCCGAAGGTTAGCAACATGGAATAAAAACTCAAAACAGTTTAACAAAAATGGGAACGGAGATTCAAAAAGTATCGAGCAGCAGATTGCCGAGAAAATCGGTTAGCAGCGTTTCCGAATCCCTGCAAAAGAAAGGCATCAACTTCCTGTCTTTAAAAAGACGCGGATTTGAAAAGCCCCTGCAAAAGTGGATAGCCCTGCAAACGCTGAACTTTATTAAAGCCAACTACCCGCAATCCGATTTGGTGAACACTCCCGTTATATTTTCTCAAAACATACTTGAAAATAAACAGGACTGGAAAAGGGATGATATAATTTTGTTTTTCAAATTCTTTTTATTAAATTCACACCTTGAAGAACTCAAAGTTTATGGCAGCAGCTTTACCATCACCCCCGCAATATTATTTAAAGCGGTATCATTATTTGAACAGGAAAAAAGCGCATACCGAGAATCCATTCACAAGTCTAACCATATAGCTATACCCTCAGACGAAAAACGAGCAGAACCGGAACAGGTAAAAGAAATCGTAAAAGGCATTTTACATAAAACATACGGTGAAATAGTAAAAGGATGGCGCACCCCCTCGATATTTCCCGAACAAATAAAAGCTGCTGAAAATTTCGACCCCGTATTAAGTAAAGCAGATTACAATGTGTTTATAAAATCCATTCCTACATTGAAAAAAGAATATAAATTATCGTGGATTGCGCAATTAGAAAAAATAAAATATGGAGTAGATTCAGGGGAGGAAAAAATAAAAAATGAACTATTGAACTTACTAACAGCCTGAATAGATGATTGCATTATTTTCGGTGCGTATAACCCACAAAAAAACCAAAGAAGTGCTGACAACAGAAACGATTGCCCGCAGCGCAGAGGATTATCAGGACAGGTTTTATCAGCGCACCGCCCTACGTTCCCTCAACAAAGACCCCAATTTAGAGAAATGGGACGTATCAAATTTCACTTTCACCGCCACAATTAAACAAGTAATGGAGCAATGAAATGAGAGAACTATTCCCACTACCCGCAGGACTAAACCCCGAACTTGTCAAAATGGTTGAGTATCAGGAGCAACAAAAAAGGGCTATGTATGAAAGAATTGGCATATCATACAGGAAAAACCGGATAAAGAGAAAAAAGAAAAAATAATGGCACGAAGCAAGCACCCCTTTCAGAAAAGCGTATTCCACAAAGAGGATGTAATACAGAACAACCCCCGCACAAGGATGAACGGCAAGAAAAAGCCATTGCCGGACAGCAGCACCATTGAAACCGACCTATCACACAAAACAATTTTTTGCAAAATCTGCAAAGTGAGAGAAAAGATAGAATTAGAGTTTGAATATCAAGACTACACCCGAACGGGCAAATCGCACACGGGGCTGACAGAAATTGTTAATAATTTCAAAATCAAACATTTACACCCCGCCAAAACCGCATAACATGAACCTAACCGAAAGCATGAGAAAGAGCCGGGAAAAAGGCATAAAGAAGTGGTGGGATAGGCAAAAAGCCAATTTAGAGGCTGACCTAAAAGCGGGGAAGTACCCCAAAAGGCTTGCAAAGAAGGCACAGGACTTACTAAAAGAGGTTAAAAGGTATTCCGATACCACCCAACCCGCGAAACGAGCCTATAAGCGACCTAATAAAGCCAAGCCAATCCGAAAAATGTCAAAAAAGCGTGAAATACAGAACCGGGAATACCTAAAGCTGCGGGCAAAATTCCTGAAAGAGAATCCGAAGTGCGCCATTTTTGGCAACCCCAGCGTAGAAGTACACCATACTTTTGCGGGCAGTAAACGGTCAGCACATTTTTTAGATGTCAGCACATGGATGGCGGTCAGCCGCGCGGGACACAACTACATCCACGATAAACCAATAAGGGCAAGAGAGAAGGGCTGGTTAAAATGACAGGCACATTCCAAGTTTTAACCGACCACCAAATTAAAGAACTTAATCAGCTATTTGCGGAACACAATTACTGTTATTCTAAAATTGAACAAATAGCGATAACCGACAAAGGCGTGTTAATGGTTGAATATTTAGATTTGTGGGAAAATAAACTAAAAGTAAAAGAAATCGAGAGGTAACATGGGCGTTAAATGGACATCAGCCGAACTTCGGGCGCATCAGGAAAAAGAACTAAGCCACAGCCGGACAGTGGTAACAGAAAAGCCGAACAAGTACCGGAACAAGGTAGTTGAGGCACACGGGCGAAAGTTTGACAGCAAAAAAGAGGCAGCCAGGTATTTAGAATTAACCATGATGGAAAAAGCCGGACTAATAACAAACCTGCAATGCCAAAAGGAATTTATTTTATCAGTAAATGGTTTTGTAATTTGTAAATACATTGCCGATTTTGTTTATACAACTTTAAGCATGGGCGCAAATGATATTCCTGAACCGGACGAATATGTAGTTGAGGACGTAAAGAGTAAATTTACCCGAACGCTCCCTGTTTACAGAATAAAAAAGAAATTAATGGAAGCTATTGACGGCATAATAATAAAAGAAGTTTAGTTACTTGAAACATCCGCATCCAGCCAAACCGAACACGTAAATGTTTCCACCTCTTTTCCAAAGTAAGCGAGCCACCAAGAGGCAGGCATAGCCGCGCCCCCGCAATGGTATGGCGAAACATCTAACCAAAGTAGTTGCTCCCGGATTTTTGGATGCACACACGAATAAAAAATTGATTTCATAATTCAAATATTATAAATGTAAACAACGAAATAACCGTTCCCCAAAATGCAATGCAACAATATTTTTCGTACCAATTATCAGCCCGGAACAGAGCCAAGCAAAGTAAAGATTCAGAGAAGTTTTTCATTTTTTGTTATGTTTTTCACACACCCCTGAAACGCGGGTAAGGTTTGTAATTTTATCCTGCAAATCTAAATCCAAATCTTTCAGCTTTTTGTACCCGTCATTCATTAAATCTTCGGGGCTGATAAGTTTATTTTTCCCCCACTTAGCTATTTCAATTTTAGCGCTTTCATTCAATGCGTATTCGGTAAGCATCGCCTGACCGCCCGGATTAATTTTCAGCTTCCACGTTTTTTTAATAGCATCCGTTTCATTTTTCGCATCCACAATACAGCAGCCTAAATTTCCTGTTTCATCAGTTGCAAAAGAAATCCAAAATGTTTTTTTCATAGTTTTAATTTTAGTTATTCGTTATCTTGTTTTAATATTTTTTTTATTTCCTCAACATTTATAAGCCCTTCCGCTGTAAGGTCATCCCCGTTATCAGTTAATAGCATTAACGCCCCCAAAAGCAGTTTAGTTGCCCTTACTAAATCATCGTGCATATTCCAGCACTTAACAAGGCGTTCGGCATTAGCTTTTGATTCTTCTAAAGTGTTGCCATAAACTTGCGCCCGCAACGTTAAATTATCATCGTCAGTAACAAGGAAACTTCGATACTTTTCGGATTCAAACCCACTATCATTTAATTTTAGTTTTTCCATATTTTTAATTTTATGTTTACCATATTATTTTAATTCTTAATCTTTTCAGTTTTCTAAGATAGTATCGGATTGTAAAAGACCGGGAGTATTGCTTAAAAGAACATCTGCCGGTTTGCCAGTCCTCCATGTTGTATAATTTTAAAAGTCTTAGTCTTTTCATTCGTTGAGTGAATTAAGATTTTGAAATTGGTACAAGTGTTCCCTGTGTAGCTCCGGCAGGAATCCAGAATATATGAGTGGCTCCAAGTTCTAAAGCGTCTTTGATAAAGCCCGTCATTTTTTCGTATGAGCTATTAGTTGTCCACGCATCGAGTACCTGAACCGCCCCGGCATAAGGAAACGACTTAGGAACCCTTGACATTTTACGGCACTTATAAGCCAAAATGTAATTTTTTTCAATTTTTTCTGTTTTCATTTTTTTGTGTCATAGCTTTGTTATTTAATTATTAATTTGTATTTTTGAATTGTGTTCTTTGAGTTATTGGATTAATTATATTTAGATAAACCTGAATGAAGTTTGCAGGGTAAATTTTTGGCTGCCTGAATTAGTTTCTGTTTCATCAGGTCTATATTCATTCGCCCGGCTGAAATATGTTCTAATACTTCATAAATTAATTGCTGCGCTTCGTGGTTGCGGTCATCCTGACTAACTTTTTTAACCGGCACTTGCACCACTTTAATAAAATACGCACCATCCCCAAAAGCGAATTTAACCTTTTCAGATGCCTGTTTTATTGTCATGCAATTACAGCGAAACACAATTTCATCGGCTGCATTAACGCCCTCAAAAATGTTAGTGTGTAGCATATTGGCAAGCTCCTGCGCCCGGTCAATACTTAAATTTATTTTTGTTTTCATATTATTATTTATTTATAGTTAGATTGTTAAATTTATTTTTTACTATTTTTGTAGCTTGTTTGCTTAGTTTGAATATTCGGGTTTGTCCCTCTAAATTATATCTTTGTGAAGGTGATTGTCACGTACGAACACTTGAAAGATAAAACTTAACAGAATTTAAACCCGCAAAAAAAGATTTGAAATGAAAATTATAAATGGGTTTAAATATGAATACAAAAGAAAAAAAGAGAATCAAAAAGGGCTTGCTTACGTTGCTAAATTCTAAAGAGAAATGTTCAAGCATTTTATTATTTAATTCTTTAACTCCAACGGATAAGCCGGATTTGTTTTTTTATAATTGGTTTGAGCAAAACAAACATTTAACTGATGACCTTATTACCTATCTTCTTAGTAGGTACAAATAGTTCCACATCGGTTATTTGCTTCTTAATTACTTTCATGCTGTTTATTTCATTGAATTGATTAATGTAAAATAGTATGGCAGTTCCATCAATTACACTTAATGAAACACAAGTAAGTTTTATTGTTTTTAATGTGTATTTGATTGTCCAATACAATGAGCTTTGAGCATTAAATACAGCGTTAACGAAAGACTGTTTATAATCCATTAACGGGTAATTTGGCGCAGCAATATTATAAACATCTTCAATGGTTGCGTCTTGTATTTTTTTATTGAATTTATCATTGTTCAATAATTGCAGGTGAGTTATTGCACCATCTGTTCCCATTTTTTCTTTATTTACTAAATCAATTATTTTCTTTTTTACATAAAAATAACCGGGTGGGTTTGGCGCAGCCTCATTACTGACACGAAACGAATCTTCTATTATGGCTTCTGCTGTTAGCCGGAACATAAACCGTTCACATTTTATTACAGCGTCTTTTTGTGATAGCCTTATTAGTTCGCTATCAATCCAATCATCAGATACTTTTTTCATTGAAACAATTTTGAATTAAATACAGGAACAAATATAATTATTTAGATGGACGTACAAACACTTGTTTATAAAAATAGTTGTTACGTACTTTGCATTGAAATGAGAAAGAAAAAAGCGAAACCAAAACGCAAACCTAATTTACCCGATAATCTTATTTATAAAAAGAAGGGTGGGAGGGGTTCAAAGAAAAAAGTATATCGAGAGGAATTTTTTAAGAAGATGAAAGACGAGGATTACAACCCGAAAGGCAAAGAGGACTTTGATAAATTGCTTGGTGAAATGCTTAAGCTAAAGGGAGATTCTTTAGAATAGCCTCAAACATTCCATTTTGATTTTTTCTATTGTTGTATCTGAATACACATTCAGAAACATATACCTGTAAATACTTTTTGCTGATGTGAATATGCGCACCGTAAACCATTCTTTTTAATTGCCCGAAAAACCCCTCAATAGTATTTGTGGTTATGTCGCCCGCTCTATATTGTCCCATTGCGTGTTTTACTGCTCCATGCTTAATGCCTAACTCCTTTTCAACATTAGTATAAAGCGCAAATTCATCCGTGCTTAATTTTGCTAACTTGTCAATGTGCTGTTCAATTAACGGAAAGATTACCCGCTTTTTTACTTCATCCAATGCAAACGCTTTTACATTTCCCATTCTTTCTATCATTCCAAATACGGGTGTTTGTGTATCGGGTGTTTTACCCCTTTCGCCATCCCTTTTACCATGCGTAAAATAGGTTTCATCCGCCTCAACAAATCCTTTTAATTTATCCGTTCCTATTTTATCCATTAACCTGCGGATTACATGACACATTCTGAAAGCGGTTTTATAATGCAAACCTAATTGCCTTTCAATTTCTTTTGCTGCCACACCATGACGAGTGGTTGTAAATAAAAACATAATGTAAAAGTATTCGGTTAAAGGTCTGCGTACATTGTGAAATACTGTTCCAGCTGTTGGGTAGAATTGCTCGTAACAATGTCTGCATTGATAACAACGTCTTGTTGTAATTCTGCGCCATGCTGCGGGTTCTTTGCATTTAGGACAATGGGTTAAATGTCCATATCGAAGCATGAATATTTTATGCAAACATGCTGTATCAGTCGGATAGATTCTTTTAAATTCTTTGTAAGTAAATTTTGTGTTTTCCATAGTGGTTAGAAGTTTGAAACTTGAAACAGTTTCGGTAAAAAAAATATTATTTGGTTGGTATGCGTGGAAATTTTATGGTGTCAATAAATTTTACTCCGTCTATTATTACTGGTTGTACCCTTTTTAGTTTTATCAATTTATATATATAAGAAGTGGTAACGCTGAATTTATCAGCATAATTTTTTATTGTTAACAAGCCTATAAATGGGTCTTTCATGGGTGCAAAGATAGTAATAAGTTTCAAACTTGCAACTAAACATGAAAAAAAATTAGTCTGATAGTCAAATTGTTGGAGATTTTTTTATTGCTACTTTTGTAAACTTTTATTTTTTCAGCAATAATTAACTATGAAATTCATTTTTAAAAATTTCGGCATTGTTAAAGAGGCTTCTATTGAAGTTAATGGACTAACTGTTATAACCGGAACCAATGATACAGGGAAATCTTTTATAAGCAAAGGTATTTATTCGATTATTAAAACAATAAATAATGCCGATACTTTTATGAATATCGAGAAGTATTCCCAGTCAACGAACAATTTAAATAATATTAATTCGTCCCATAGGTCTGTTATTCCATTCACTCAAGATAAGGCTCAAAAATTTAATACGAATATTTTAGTTCAAAAATTAGTAAATCTTTACATTGGCAGAGTGCAATCAGTTAATGCCGAACTTGCAAACGAGGTTAGGGAATATATTGTCAAAGTAAAGGAGGATTTAGAATCAACCAAAGTAAACGCACCTGATTCCACGAAAAAGAGGTTTGAAGATGCAATTTTAAATATCAACATATACGAAAAAAAAATTATTCAGACTTTAGAGGATATTCCAACGGATGAAGCAAAATATAAAACATATTTTGACAGAAACATCATTCAAAGAATATTTCAAAGTCAAATTAATTCACTTTTAACAGACAATGAACTTAGTATTAATATTGAAGAAGGGGTAACGTCTATTCTTAAACTTGTAGTAGAAAAAAACTTAACTTCATCATTTAAGGTTGACAATCCGTTCTATTTAAAAGATGCAACAATAATTGAAACGCCAACGATTGTACAGTTGGCAGAATTTATTACTAATAGTTTAGCATTTTCCCCAACGGGAAATCAGCGAGGGGATTTACCATTGCACTATTCTGACATTTCTCAAAAAGTTAAAATTTCACCTCCTGTTAGTAGTGATGTCTTTGCGGAAATATTTAAAATGATTAAATCTGTTATTTCTGGAGAAATGAAATTTAAAAGTGATGAGGGTGGAATAGTTTTTATAAAAAACAATGGAGCTATTGTCCGGGCTTTTAACATAGCTACTGGAGTAAAATCATTAGGATTACTCCAATTATTACTAAATCCTACATACGTTAATCAAAACTCGCTATTAATTATAGATGAACCAGAGGTTCACTTGCACCCACAATGGGAAATTGAATACGCTAAAATCATTGTGAGTTTATGCGCAAGTGGAATACCTGTTGTAATTAGTTCACATTCGCCATATCTGATTCAAGCCCTTTCCAAGTTCAGTAAGGCAAATACATTAGTAAGCAACAAAACTCGTTTTTATTTTGGCGATAAATCGGAAGGTGGATTTACAACTTTTATAGATGTAACGAATGATAAAAATCCTATTTATAAGAAATTAGCTGAACCAATGCGTGACCTTATTAATAATTAATATGTTCAGTGATTTAATAAAATTCTTAAAAGACAAAAATTATTTTATAGAAACCGAAGTTAAAGAACTTCCGAAATCTTGTTGCTTAGAATGCGAAATTCCAATATTGGACTTTTTTGAGATAAAGGAAAAATTTCAACAAGAAACACAGCAAGCCCAACCGCCAAGCGTAAACGGGCTTTTATTTACAGATTCAAATAGATTAGCTTTTGTTAGAACAGAAAGTACTCGTGAATACTACACTCAACTTACTCCACAAAATTTAGTTGCGTTATTTATGGATAACAAACTTGATGAAAAAGTCGATGGAACAGTCCAGGCTTTATCAAATATTATTTCTCATCATAAATTTAGTGCAGACTTTGAAACTCTTTATTCTTCAGCTCCAAGAAAAAGCATACATCCTATTGTATTAGCTGAACTAACTGATGCGCAATATCTTTACATTATAATTGGTTATTTCGATAAACTAAACTTAGATGGCGATGGAAGTATGATTGGAACAACGCTAATAATGAACTGTGTAGGCATTCAGAACTATTTTAATACTCAATGAAGACCTTTTCTTTTTAATAAATTAAATATCATTATTGATTATAATGCAGCCATTATCCATTCCCTCAATATAAATAATTTTTTTATTAATGGAAAATCAAAAAACAGTTTACATTAATTTTTATGATGGTATTGATTTAGTAAAGGTTAATAAATTCATCCAATTTACTACTGATGTAATTAGTAAATATAATCCAACAGAATTATATTATTTTATTTCGTCAAAAGGTGGTGATGTGGATGCTGGATTTACTTTGTATAATTTTCTGATTTCGCTGCAAAGTAAACTTACTGTAACAATGCACAATATTGGAACTATTGATTCTATTGCCAATATTATTTTTATAGCAGGCGGAAAGAGGTACGCAGCCCCAAACGCTGCTTTTTTATTTCATGGCTATACTCTTAGCTTTAATGCCCCCGTTGGGAAGGCACTAATAAAAGAAAACCTTAGTATGCTTGAGGGGATGGAAAGTAGAACAGTAGATACCTTTGTTAATAGAACAAAATTAACAGCAGAAGAAATTAATACTTTGTTTAATCAAGGTGAAAGCAAGGACGTAAAGTTTGCTTTGCAAAAGGGAATAATAGATGATATTAATCCTCCATCTGTTCCAAGGGGGGAACTTCGTCTGGCGATGTCGTTTGTATAACAGGAATACCGTTAATATGGCTTATCCCTTTGGATAAATAATAATGCCCCGAATCCCCATGTATAGTTACACATTGTTTTTTTAATTCGGGATTTTCAATTTTTTTGTCGTTTTTCTCTTTTTCATTCTTCATTTTTTCTAAGTGTTTAAAGGTGATATCCCCCTATTCATAGAGAAAGTGTTAATTTCAACTTTCATATTAATATAATTGAATAGAATTAATATACAGTGCGCGGTCAGTAGCAAAGGCAGAGGCGTAAAACTTTTGCCCAAGTAAAGCGCGGTTAATTGCTGACTTTTTAATCAATACAGGCAACTGCCCGCATTTAACAAATAACTGTTTACCTGATGCAGCTTTACGAAGCGCGGAAATGTTTTCAAAATTTGTGTTCATTTTATTGATACGTTTTTAAATTGTTTGATTAATTAGTGAATGATTGTTTATAAATACGGTGCAAACATAATGCTTATTTTAATATGTACAAGTAATAATAAAAGAAATATTGCAATAATATAGCAAGTGTTTGAAAATCAAGGCAATTATTTTTATTTATTTTTTTATCATTTAATTAAATATTTATTTATATCTTTGCGCCATCATGGAAATAGTCATCCCGGAAAATAGAGGCCGGAAACCCATACACCATTTTTACAATATGGAGTTGGGCGAAAGGAGAGTACTTGATACAATTACCTCAAGCGTAGCCTTAAACTGCGCAAAGCGGCAGGCGCAAACCCGCAAACTCAACTGGAAATTCCGCACCTACACCGAAAACGGGCACACAATACTTGTAAGAGTTCAGTAAAATGCGCTACACCTTGATACATCCGAGCCGCGAACGCTGCCAAATGGCATACAAAGCCTTTGTAGAATGGATGGGCAATGCCTCCGACCAGAACCAGTACGAGTACATACTAAGCATTGACAAAGACGATGCGCAGATAGACTGCTACAAAAGCCAGTTCAAAGAAACCGGCATAAAACTTTTAATCAATGAAAATCGCAGCATGATAGACGCGGTAAACAACGCAGCCAAGTTATCAACAGGAGATTGTTTAATAGTGGTTAGCGATGATTTTGGATGCCCGAAAGATTGGGATGTTGAAATAAAAAACACTTCAGGCAGATTAAGCGGATTAGTTACAACGCACCTTAACGAACCGGCAGAAAACTTCGCAATAATGATAGACGACTGCATCAACGGCAACCAGTCCGGCTGCATGACACTACCAATAATAAGCAGAGGCATTTACGAGAAACTCGGACACATCTACAACCCGCGCTACTTCTCCATGTTTGCCGACAACGAGCTGCACGATGTTTGTAAGAAAAACGGCTGGCTGATTTACTCTGATTTAAAGTTTGAACACCGGCACTTCATCAACGGCAAAAACCCGAAAGACCACACCTACAACCGCGAAAACTCCCAATCAGCATGGGATTTAGGAAAAAAGATTTACGAGCAAAGAAAGGCAAAAGATTTTGTGTAAGCTAACCATCCTCATCCCAACCCTGACAAGCCGCAAGCACTTTCTGGACCGGCTGATAGACGTTATCGGTGGGCAGTGCAAGCAGATAGATACTAAGATATTCATCCTTGAAGACAGGGGCGAAGAAACCATCGGCCACAAGAGAAACCACTTGCTTGACAAATGTGAGACCGAATACTGTGCATTCATAGACGATGATGACTTAGTAAGCTCAGACTACGTAGAACGAGTGCACGAAGGAATAAACAAAGGGGTGGACGTAGTAACCTTTAAAGGAATCATAACCTCAGAGGGCAAAAAGCCGGAGACATTCATTCATAAACTTGGACTAAAATACACCGAGCAAAAAGGCATCTACTTCCGCCCACCCAACCACCTCAACCCGATGAAAGTTGAGCTGGCAAGACAGGTAAAATTCCCCGAAACATCCTTTGGAGAAGATGCCGACTTTGCAAAAAGAATGGCAGAATCAGGGCTGCTGAAAACCGAGTATTTTATAGACCAGCCAATGTATTTTTATCAGTATCGTAGAAATAAATGAATTATAATATAGCAATATTTATATTAATTCTGATTGTATATTTAACCTATTTAGCCGTTAGTTATAGAAAACATTTAAAAGAGAAAAGTGCCATGACGCCAGCACAAGCAGAAACAATAGAAGACCACTATTTGTTTGAAACATCTGATATAAAAAGCATAATAAGATTAGCCAACTACATTAGAAAATATAATAACATAAAGCAAATTGAAGCCTTAAAACTTGCAAAGGATGTTTTATTTCAGGTAGAGAATAATAGAACAAAAGCCGAAAGCGATAGAAAAACAGAAGACCTTATAAGAACCTATGTTACTTCACAAGAGAAAATATATTTGACCCCAAGAGGATTAAACCGGACGATTGAAAAGATTGCCCGAATAATGTATGAATCAATGAAAGACAATAAAAACAAATGAAGTGGACGGAAGAGCAGTGTCAGGAAATTTGGAATTTAGAAAAAGAGTTTTATAGATTCTATTATCTAATTGGCAGGCCATCAGACTTGAACATGAAAGTACTTGGAGTAACGGTAAAAGAAGTAATGTTTGGAGAAAAATTAATTGATGGAAAATCTACAACACCATATAAAGAGATTAGTAAAGTTAAGGAAAAATCGGGAAAAATATTAGGCAAGGAATTAACTGAATTATTTTTTCCCATATTAGATTTTATGACAAGAGAAGAGTTTATAAAATATGAATCACTAAAAAAGAAATATGGCATACAGGGCTATGATGCCCGGCCATACGCCTACATGAAACACCGCAATAATTAATAGAAAGATGTACTCGCAAAAAACCGAAGAACACTCCATCTTGAACTACTTTCAGGAACAAAACATAAGCACAGGAACGCTGCTGGATATCGGTAGTGCGGATGGCAAGGTAATGTCCAACTCCTACCAGCTACTCTTAAATGGATGGAAAGGCGTGATGGTAGAGCCCTCGGCACATCTTATCCCGGCACTGATAAAAAACATGGAAGGACTAAATACCGAGATAGTAAATGCGGTGGTAGGAATTACCGCAGGATGGCAGACATTCTACGAATCCAACGGGGATTTTCTATCAACTACCAACACCGACCATGTAGCAAAGTGGAGTCATGTGCCGTTCAAGCCTACCCAAGTTTACGGCATTCACTTTGCTGCACTAAAAGAAAAGTACGGAGACATTTTCGACTTCATTAACATAGACACCGAAGCAACCAGCGCAGAGCTATTCTTAAAGATGTTCAGCGAGTTTCAAAACTGTAAACTATGGTGCATCGAGCATGATGGAAGGAAAGAAGAAATACTTAACTTAGCTGCGGGATATAAAGAGATTTTGTTTAATGATGAAAATCTACTAATAGGAAAATGTTCATAAACGTAGCGGTAAAGTTTTGGCATCCAAAAGGGCAAAAGAGGCTGGTTGAGTCCATCTCCAAGTACGGACTGCGCCACCGGGTATGGGAAAACACCTATCCAAAGGGATGCCCCGAACATAACCAAATACCTTACGCGTTTAAGCCCTACGCCTTTAAAGATATTAAAGACGAGGGACTGCACAAGATGGTAGTGTGGTGCGATGCCGCAGTGTGGGCACAGCACAACCCTACCCCGATATTTGACAAGATAAAACAAGACGGCTACTTTGTTCTTAGAAACGGATGGAGCACTGGTAACTGGTCAAGTGATGAGCAGCTAAAAGCGTTCGGCTACACCCGCGAAGAGGCGTACTCCATACCTCACGCGATGGCATGTATTGTAGGGCTAAACTTCGACCACCCGGCAGGGCAAACAATCTTTAAAGAGTACTTTGAGAACATTCATCTTTTCAAAGGAAGCTGGAAGAACGAAGACAACCAATTAGGAGACGACCCGCGAATATTTGGAACCCGCCACGACCAAACCATCCTCAGCCTAATCATGCACAAACACGGATTCAACTACACTGACCCGGAGGGATGGATTCACTACGTTAGCGAAGCGACACCGCTCAACAAAGAAGCAATATTTTTGTCACAGGGAATGGCGTGGGACTACCGGGACTACTACCGCGACCGCATCAAAGAAATAAACCGCAAGAGGTCGCTCGGATGGAAACAAAAAAGATGAAACCAAATTTAAACACCACCACCCTGTTAATTGTTGACTGCCTCAACATTGACCGCGCCATAAAAGTAGTAGAACGGTGCAAGGCACTCTGTGACTTCGCAGACATAAAACTTCTTACACACTTCTCCACCGACTATCCTCATAAAGTAGAAATAAAGGAAGTAAAAACACTTATTCATTACTCGGTATTCATGCTAAAAAAAATTCACGAGTATGTAGACACCAAACACATACTGATAGTTCAACGAGACGGGTGGATACTCAACCCGCAGGCATGGAACAAAAAATGGGAGCAGTACGACTACATTGGAGCACTGTTTAATCAGTATGACGTTATGGGAGTAGGTGGATTTTCGTTTCGCAGCAAATCAATCATGCAATCTGTTTCCGAAAAATATCCCCAGTGGGATGGCACGAACGAACAGGCGCACAACCTTCAAAAAAACATAAGGATGTACGAGGATGGCGAGATAGCAATCACCCACCGTCATCAGTTAGAGGCGGAAGGATTTAAGTTTGCAGACCTGAAAACAGCGTCACACTTCGGTCAGGGAGGCAATCCGAATCCACACTATCACCACAGCAGCCCATTCGGTTTTCACGGTAGCTGGAAAACAATCAATCAAGAAACCGGATTTGTTTATCCGGAAATTAAGCACGATGGCGAAATACTTACACCGATATGAAAATACGCGAACTTTTATTATCAAAAGAAATCTCTGAACAGGAATTAGAGACATGCTTTGAATTAGAAAAAGAAAAAAGTCTCAACCAAAACGATTCATTAGAGGAGTGCTGGAATTGCGGGGCAGCAAAATATTTTGTTTATCGTGTTTCACCATTTTCAGTTGAAAGATGGCAATACATTCAATACTGCATAAATTGTAAAAGAATAAATTTAAGATATAAATGTGAACCAATGGGAGGAAATCATGATGAACCAGTAAAAGTGTTTAAAGAAAAATGAATATATTCTTAGAGAAAAACGATATACACAGCACCCTCACCACGTGGCTGTACTGCCACTATTGGCAAATGTGGGCAGCCGAGCAAACCGGCCACACGGCATACATCAACTGGCCGAAAGGATTATCGGTACAATCTTACAACGATGATGCTAAATTTCAGAAAATTCCTAACGCCTATGACTGGTTTTTTGAGCAGCCATTCGGAAATAAAAAACGGGAAGAAACATGGACATGGGAAAACTGGGCAGACCCCACTCCGGTAGGCTTTATGGCGCAGCCGCTAAGCGTTATAAGAGAATACTATCAAAGGCATTTAAAATTTAACGAAGCAACGAATCAAAGAGGGCGGGCGATTGTTGACAAATACAAAATTGACTTTACAAAAACAATCGGAATAACATGGAGGGGCACAGATATTTATCTTGACGGCAGGCCGCGAATATCGATAGAAACCTACTTCCCATTCATTGATGAAGTATTAACGGATGATATGCGAATAATGTGTACAGCCGAAGAGCAGGGAATACTTGACCCGCTGTTAAATAAATATCCGCAGGCGTTTGTAGTTGAAGAATTTATCCAAGCCCCGTACGGAGCGAAAGATAACCCTGAAAGATTCTCAAATGTATCAGGATATGAAAGAGGGCTGCAACCTGTGTTAATGGTATGGCTATTCTCAAAATGCGCCCACTACATCAAGAACCGAAGCTCAACAGGGGCAGTTGCAAGCTGGCTGAGCAAAGGAAGAATAGTATCAATCGGGCACCCGGAAAACTTAGGCTTCCCGGCAAACACCCAAACAGTAGAAATAGAAGGTAAACTTTATCCGATATGAACCAAATACATCCTATAAAACCAGTCGAGATTAATAGCAACCCCAGACTGAACACTCCAATAGAATACTTTAATGAAAAATTATTAAAGCAAGATTGGCATGAAGAAATATTTGTTAAAAATGAAAACTATCATGCCATCATAATAACTCCAGCCTATGCCTTTGAAGGTATAATGGATGATGTAATTAAAGAATTTAAACAAGCGGGTTGGGATTGTTTTTACGGAAGCGCTTATGATGCACGAGGGCCACACCGATGTTTTTATGTCAATAAAAATCATTTTAATAAATGACTTTACAGGAAATCTACAACCAGCTTAAAGCCGAGGGACACGAATCTGACAAAGGGTCAATTCACAGCTATATTGAAGTGTATGAAGAAATCCTGCGCCCCTACAGGGCAACCGCGAAAAACATTTTAGAAATTGGGCTGCTTGAAGGGGCATCAATGAGAATGTGGGAGCGATACTTTTCAGAACAAGCGAATGTTTACGGGATAGATTGTGACGAAACCCCAATAGGAGGCCGGTACGATTTACGCCCGATAATAGCCGAAGGAACGCACAAAATATTTATCGGAGATGCAGAAGACCAGGCAACGATAGAAAAGTTTTTTTTAGGCATTAAATTTGATGTGATAATTGAGGATGCGAACCACAGCTTTGACCAACAAATGCTACTTTACCGAAACTTCAAACCTTATTTAAATAAAGATGGTATCTATATTATTGAAGATATACAAGAAGTGGTTCCGTTTTATAAATATATAGATTCAGAAAAAACAATAGAGACAATAGACCGCAGGCACATCAAAAACCGTTATGATGATGTTTTAGTAGTAATAAAATGAAGGTATATAATTTATACAAGCCAAGAGAAGACGGGGATTGGAAAAACCTAAATCTTTTACCGTTCATATCTTTTTATTATGATAAATATTTCTGTTATCTTAATATTGGGTGGCTTTATTACTGCATTCAATTTAAAATAAAATGACGCTCTCAATACTAATCTGCTCAATCCCAGAACGCTTTACTACGCTTCAAAAACTTGTTGACAAGTTATTAACACAATCTTACAACTACCCTGAAGCTGAAATAATTGTTTTTATGGACAACAAAAAAAGAACCATCGGAGAAAAGCGAACGGGAGCCATGAGGTTAGCGAACGGGAAGTATTTTGCATTCTTAGACGATGATGATAAGTGCAGCGAGGATTATATTGAAGAGCTATTAAAAGCCGCAGAATCAGATGTAGACATAATCACCTTCGACCAAACCGCTATTATTGAAGAGTGGGGCGAATCAACTATCAACTTCTCACTGCAAAACGAGAACGAAGAATTTAACGCCAATGGAATTACGAAAAGAAAACCATTCTCCTGCTGTGCATTTAAAACAGAAAAATTCAAGCATCTTGATTTTGGAATCAGTAATTTTGGCGAAGACACCATCTTCTGCGAGCAGGCATGGAAGATAGCCGAAACTGAACACCACATTGACAAGATACTTCACACATATATTTTCGATAAAAAAATAACACGAGCGACACTATGAATACAAACGGATGGATTTCAACTAAAGAACAAAACCCAAAAAATCTACAAGAGGTTTTAATAATATTAGAATACAAAAATATTTATTTAAAATCTAACACCGGGAGATGTCGGGCGATATTCATGGAAAACTATGAAACAGAACATACCCATCGTTCAAATATATTTATCACAGAAAACAGAAGATTTGAAGCCGAAGAAAAACTATATTTTGCGGAAGATGTTTTATATTGGATGCCGCTACCGCCATTACCGAAAGATGTTTTAGGACACTTAAAAACATGGACTAACTTTAATATGTTAGAAATAAATCAATAATGGAACTAACACCTATCCTAACCGCCCGCCCCGAAGGAATGAGCTTTGAAGAATACAAAGCAATAAGAAAGCAGCAGCAGAAAGAAATAAAAAACTACCTAAGAGGCGACTTCGCTTTCAAATCCAAGAACAAGTTAAATGTTGATAAAGAGGGTAAAGAAATAAAAGGGCTAACTGCTGAACGGATTAAAAAATAAACTATATTTGCAATTATGTTTGAAGATTTAGAAGGAATAAATTTTAGTGGGTACGACCCGGCAAACTTTCAGCCACCGCCAGTAGAAAAAGGCAGGATTGAAGGAGTGCGTCAAATGTTTATGTTAATAAACAAAAGCAAGAAAATAAAAACGCACCCTTTGGTAATTTACGAAATTGAAGTTTACCTAAATTAAATGAGCAGAATCTACGGAGAATCAGTTGAAAAGAAAATCCGGCTAATAACCCAGATACTTCTGATTTGCTTCATCTGTTTTTTAATGGGCTGCTCAAAAGAAGAAAACGAGCCAATCTGCAAAACCTGCACCCTGACCACAACCATTGACCCGGCAGCATCAGGACAGCCCACCCAAACCTACATCGAAAGCCAGACAAAGTACTGCAACGGAGAATACAACGAAATCGAACAAGGCCAGGTTTACTACAAAAAAACCTCAGTTGACGGGGGACTTCACTGGACAATCGAAAGTAAAGTAATGAAATGCGAATAGTTGATTTGTAACTAATTGATATTGAATCTTCAATAAAAATCAATGGCAGGAACAGGCGGAGCAAGACCCGGAGCAGGTAGGCGAACAAAGGCTGAAATACTTGGCCTTGCTAAAACGTTAGAGCAGTGTATTACTAAAGAGGAAGAACAGGAAATATGGAAAGCAGTTAAAAAAGAAGCCCTTAAAGGAAACATTCAACACGCTCAGCTTTACTTTGGTTATAAATACGGCAAACCATCCGAACACATCATCAACGAAACCGAGAACGACACCATTATTCGCATAATACGTGGAGCTAACGATAAACCTGAAAACCCTCCATCCGAATCAGGAGAAAGTAATACAGGGGCAGAAGCGGTTTAACGTTCTTAAATGCGGAAGACGGTGGGGGAAGACTGAAATCGCCACAGACCTTGCAGTAAATGCGCTTTTAGACGGCAAATATGTAGCCTACTACGCCCCGACCTACAAAGATGTTTACGAGACATGGAACATGCTCAAGAACACCCTTTTTGAAGTCATCAGGTCAAAGGACGAACAGGTAAAACAGATAACAACGATAACCAACGGAACGCTTGACATCTGGTCAATGGACAACCCCGATTCAGGCAGGGGGAGAAAGTACCACCTTGTAATAGTTGACGAGTGCGAGAAGGCAAACAAGTTTAAAGAGGCGTGGGAGCAGACCATCAGAGCAACACTAACCGACTACAAAGGGACGGCATGGTTTTTATCTACACCTAAATTCGGCAAGACCTACTTTAAAGAGCTATTCCGAACCTGCACAAAGTATGATGATTGGGCAGCGTTTAAATTCACCACCTACGACAATCCATTTATAGACCATGCGGAAATAGAAACAGTCAAGCATCAATTAGACAGCATGACATTTAGGTGCGAGTTCATGGCGGATGACGTTGACCTTTCACTTAATCCTTTTGCCTATGCATTCTCAAAAGAAAAGCACATCAAAGAGTGCGAGTACAATCCACAGGAGTATTTACAGTTAGCGTTCGATTTTAACGTTGACCCGATAACCTGCATTGCCGCGCAGTCAACAGAAACAGGAAAAGTAAACATCATCAAAGAATTTAGGCTTGAACAATCTGATATTTATGAGCTATGTCAAAGAATAAAAGTAGCCTATCCTGATTCAGTGTTTATAATCACAGGTGACGCAACCGGGCACAACCGCAGCGCACTAACGAGAGGAAACATTAACTACTACTCGGTAATAAAAAAAGAATTAAATTTGGTAGACACGCAGATGAAACAACCCGCAGTTAATCCGGCAGCGCAAGATACAAGAGTACTTATGAACTCCATCTTGCAGAACGGAGAAATAAATATTGACCCCTCTTGTGAATACTTAATCGAAGACATGATATACTGCGAGGTAGATTCCGAAGGCGACATTGACAAGACAAAAGACAAGCACCAAACACACCTACTTGATTGTGTAAGATATTTGTTAAATACTTTTCACAAAACCTTTTTAAAGTATTGAAATAGTTTATATATTCGCAACGTCCGTTTTTTTCGGAAATACACTTTTCTGTCCCGCCACCGGGAAATAGCGTAAACCTTACCAATTTCACCTATGGCGCAAATCATTGCGGAATTAGACTTTACGGGCGTAACCTTACCGACAGGAGTACAGACACTTTACATTGAGACTACTGATATTTACGGGGTAGTCTACACGTTATGCACCAATTCACAGGACTGGACAGGGATGAGCTTAAATACATTCCTCAACGAACTGCTAACCTGCATAAACACCGGGGGCAGCGGATTCATCGCATCGAATCAAAACCCAATACTTCAAATAACCCGTGACATTGACATTGCGCTTTTCTTAGGTAAGCAGGTTGATGTTTACTACCGAGACGGGGCAGACACCATTTACCTTGCCAGCGCAGCATGGTACGAGGTCGTAGCCGAAACCACTGGCTGTGCAAGTTGTTATCCTTACGACCTCATTTCTTGTTACGGAAATTATGTAATAGATTTAGACCTACAAGCGGCCACCGACTATACGCTAATATTCACCGACCTTCACGGGAACAAGTACTCACAAACAGTAACTACCGAAGCAGATGGCTCCTTCACCATAAGAGTAGCCAACTTTCCAGAAGGATTCTTCACCCCTGACTTCGGGGCAATCACCGTATTTATAAACAATGTTAATAACCAGACTGTAACATTCACCATTGGCTACGCAATTTACGACTGCCTGACACTTAACCTTAACTACACAACTGAGATAGCATGAATCATGTCATCACCAGTACAAAGCCCGACAAATTTCATTCATGGCTTTACAACTACGAACCAATGAAAACAGAGGCAAAAGCCAAAAAGAAAAAGCGCAAGCGGATTTATAAATCAAAAGCATGAGCGAATTAATTCTGTTACTCATCTTTAATTCTCTATTCATTATCGGCTTTCACCTCAGCACACAGGAGGGCGAAGTCAACGCATGGGTAGACAATTTGTGCCACAATTTACCGGAGTATATTAAAAAACCGCTATACGATTGTCCCACATGCATGGCGAGCGTCCACTCAACTTACATCTATTGGTACAACTACGAACTTAATCTTCATAACGCCTTAGTGTATATCATTTATGTATTTGGGTTAAGCGCATTAAATACATTAATAAATAGTTGTATTGAATATTATAGAACAAATATTAAATGACAGAAGAAACAAAAGAATTTCAGGACACAAAATCAAAGGCAATCGCCTGTGTTAATTATTTAAAATCAATTGGGGTTAATGTGGATGGAATTAAACTTACAAACTTCTTACCCAACGAACCGCCAAAACCCGACCCCAATCCAACAGAAACAATCTAAAAACGTGAATGCACGAGCAAATCATCAACTTAGGCTGGGCATGGCACGGGTACTGCAACTGCGCAATGAAAGGAAAAATATATCGAAAGGGGCTGTACAAGCTATACCACTACTATCAAAACAACCTTTTCTGGTTAGGGCGAAAGAACTCAAAGATAATACAGTCAACAGATGAAAAGCTAATTGAAACAATAAAACAGTACTGATGACAAAATGGAAATACATACAGCATCTCCTTAAACTAATCTTCACCAAGCGCAAGAAGTGGGAATTACAGACCGGGCACATTGTTGATGTAGCGTTTTATTCAGGGGGAAAGCCATACTACAAGCTGCATGACATGTTTGATACGTTTACTGAACGTGGATTAGATGCGTATCAGGTGTATGAAGAGATAAGTATGAGGATAGAGGTTACTACCTTAAAAGAGTTTGTCAAAGAGTTTAAAAAGCTGTGTAATTCTAACCCGATACAGATACTTGAAGTAAGCCGGGTGCTTAACTTCTTAGAGGAGCGGGTAAACTTTGTTATCCCGCCAAAGAATCTTATCTATAAAATGGCAGCAGTAGCCTACTTTGATGAGAACGAAAGCCCCTACACCTACAACGAGACATACTCGCAGAAAAAGATAGCGACATGGAAGAAAAACGGGGATGTTGATGATTTTTTTTTGTATCAGCAGCTCGACAGTTTGATACCCTTGCCAAAATTATCAAAAGAGATTTATCAAACCTGTCAAACGACACTGGAGAAGATACTAAAATACCAATCGAAAGCCACTTCTGGCAAGCAATCGGCAACACGCGAAGAAGTTTCTTCACTCAACGGCACGAAATAGGCGCACGATACAACACGGACACGAAATACCATACCCTCTACGACTACTTTGTTCTTGTAAATGACTTTCTTGAAAAAACCAAAAATATAAAACCTGCAAAAGCCGGCTCCTGGTCGGAAGAGTAGATGCCAACAAGCAACGTAACAAGCATAGTAGACTACAGCCCCATTTACCTTCAGCTAACGGTAGAAGGCCAGTTTGTTTACGTTAAAAAGGCGTATGTGGAGACATACATTGACCCTAACGACCCGAATATAGTATTATTCAAGTGGCACTGGTACGAGATAAACGAGGGAGAGCGGGTTTACTATCTGGACTTTAACCGCATAATAGCTCCGGCAACTGCCTCGGCCGCAGCACTAAAAGCCGCGATAGACGCAATGTTAATATCACAACTAACCAGCATAGACGAGGAATATTGGAAACACATGATGTTAGGAGGAATGTAAGATGGCAGAATTTAGAAGAGTATTAGCACAAAGCGCACCAGCAGCAACAACCTTAACGGATATACTTACCATTGCGGCAGCGACAGAGTGCGTTATAAGCAGTGTAGTGGTGTGCAACAGGGATGCTTCTGCTACCACCTTCCGGGTATCAGTAGCCCCAAACGGGGCGGCAGATGCCAACGAACAATACCTATACTACGATGTGCCTATTCCTGCCAATGATACCTTTATAGCCACCGTAGGAATAACGCTTGATGCAACGGACGTAATAAGAGTTTATGCTGGCAATACCCGATTATCATTTAATTTATTTGGAGTACTAATAACTTAAAAACATGTCACAAGGATTCACACGAGAACAGGAAACAATAGAGCATCTTGATAGCATTATCATAGGGCTAAAAAAACTAATTCAGGTTGCCAACACCCCGTCTTATACAAATGAGATAGGGATGGTAAAAATTACACCGGGCGCATCAGCCGGCACGCTGCCAATAAGCGGCTCAGTAGCCTTCACCACAGCAGGTTCAGGATTAGTTGACCAGACCTTTTCAATTTATTTTCAGAACAAGATAATGATTAACACAAGAAACAGCCAATTAATTACACGATAAATGCCAGCATCAATAAATGAACATATAGAAGTCCTCGACACCCACGAATGGGAACTATTATCACAGCCGGTAATGGCGGCAATAACAGCAGTAGGAAGCGGGTACTGGTCAGCAGAGGATTTACGCAATAACGGCTACAACCACCCGATAGTATATCTTAATGGAACGGCATCCGCACAATACGGGTATAATATTATGCACGATTCGTGGGGGCAGATTAACACTACTTTCGGAGCAGGGGGCGGATTCGGGGCTGGCAACACAGCAGTATTCAGCCCCGCGTTATCTCCATCAGGAGTATTAGCAGCAGGCGGAACAACCACTAAGGTAGTATTAAGCACCGCACTACCGGCAACAGTAGGCGAAAATCAATTAGCTGACAGGGGTGATGGCAAAGGATTTATTATTAGAATAATTAATATCGTGACAGGGGTTATATCCGAGCGCAGATGTGTAGCCAACACCTCAAGCACTACACCGACAATCATTTTAGAGTCCGCCCTACCAACCGCACCAAACGCCAATGACCGATACGAATTTCTTTCAGGGAGTTATTTATATTTAGGCACAGGTGCAATCGCGGCAAATCAGTGGAGAAGATATGATTGTTTAACTGCATCACTATCATCATTAGGCACTACAAACTTAATAGCAACCGTTCCGACAACTGGCAATTTCTTAGTAGCAACGGACGAAGGATATGTGCCACACGATAGAAAATCAGGAGAGGGATATTTAGGAACATCAACTTACGGCAGCGATATAAACGGAACTACCTTGCAATGCCTGACAGCAACGGCAATCGCAGCGACAACGATAACTGGACAAGCGGCAGGCGGAGATGCGGCAGTGTTAGTAAATCAGTACCGCAATTATCAAATAAGAATTGTTGAGGACACCGGAACGCCAACAGCAGTAGGACAGAGGCGCAGGATAATCAGCCACACCGCAGGGGCATCCCCGGTTTACACCATTTCATCAGGAACGACAAATTGGACGGTTACACCATCAGCAACAGCAAAGTATGTAATTGAAAACTGGACGGATAATATTCTCGGATTCTTCGGAGGCACAACAACGATGTATAATTACACCATCGCCAATAACTACACCGCAGTAAATACCTCTAACCAGTGGGACACAACCACATGGGCGGTAAAGGGGACGACAACGCAGACCACAGGCGCATTTGGCTGGTTCGCATTCGGAATGGTAGCTGATGAAATCAACGCTGTTAAATCAAGTAATATCTTTTTATTCAGGGGCGCGACTACTACCTATGATTTATTCGACATTGCGGGAGCGGCAACAGGAAGCTGGACAAACGCTTTAACAATAGTTGATTGGGCAGGAGGCGCGACATCGGACACTATTGTAGCAACTGACTGCCTTCATGTAGCCTACAACCCTCATACACAGGACGGGAGATATATGTATTTCTGTGTTGGAAACTCAACCGTTGCATCCACCTATCAAAGGCCATTTATAAGATTTGACTGCCAAAGCCGAAGGATAGAAAAAATCGCGGGAATACCAAGCATCTCCGGCAGTGGCGGTTTCAGCGCGGCACGGTGGGCGTTTATATCGCTCGGCTACCTTGCTGATGGAACAAAGCTCGCATTTTATAACACAGGCACACCGCTTTCAGGGGCAAGTTACTGGAGGTTGTGGCTAACAATGTAAAAACATGACATCATACTACGAAGTATCATTAGAAGGAGTTATTGAGCAGGCGGATGCCAAATACAGGATTGTTTATTCTAACCTTATATTCGGAGAATTTGAGCAGCCGTTTCTGAAATTCAAAAACAGAACCGATGCAGAACAATGGCTTGGCATTCTTAAAAAGTTACAGGGAGATAAAGGAGTATTCCCGTCAGAACTTAAAGTAGTTACCAATGCCAATGGTATAAAAGTAGAAATTACCTACCCGATAGTGCCGGTAATAACCGAAACAGCATTCTACACGCAGAATGAACTTGACCAATCAGCATTAAAAAAGAAGTGGATTAAAACCAAATTAAGTTCAGAACAGCTTACAGATTTAGGCTTAACACCATAATCACCCAATGGCAGTAGAAAATATAGTTGTTAATGTGTCGTCAAATGCGGAGGCCATGAAGCCTACCATTGACCTATTGGTAAAACTTGGACAGATTACGGCTAAGGATGCTGAGGAGTTCAAGAAACTTGCTGACCAATCGGCTAAGTTAGCGGTTGAATCAAAGAAGGCGGCAGAGGAGGCAACGAAACTTTCGGATAGTTTGCCTGGAGGAAAAAAGAATCCAAGCCCATCTAAAGAGGCAGAAAAAACCACTACCGCTTTTAAATCATTAAGGTCTCAGGTAGCTGAAGCGAAGGTTGAAGCAGCGCGGCTTGCTCAAACAATGGGCGAATTTTCGCCACAGGCTATTGAAGCAGCTCGTTCAGCAGGAAAATTGCAGGACAAGATGGATGATTTAAATAAGGTAATAAGAAACCTTAATCCTGAACAAAAATTAGGTGCATTTCTTCAATTAGGTACAGGTATTGCTGGTGGATTTGCTGCTGCACAGGGGGCGATGGCATTGTTTGGAGAAGAATCAGAGGATGTTCAAAAGGCATTATTAAAAGTTCAGGCAGCGTTAGCTCTCACTCAGGGACTTCAATCGGTTCTTGGATTAAAAGATGCTTTTACAAGCCTTAGAATACTTTTAGGAATAACCGCTACTGCCCAAACTGCACTCAACACAACTCAGGTAGCGGGGGCAACGGCTACAAATGTATTAGCAACCGCACAAGCCAGACTTACGGCAATTATGCTGGCCAACCCCATTGGGATAGTAGTTGCCGCATTAGCTACACTGGTAACCATTTACTATGCTGTAACACGCGCATCAGAGCGGGCGGAGGCAGCGCAGGAAGCGTACAATAAACAATTAGAAAAGAACCTTAAATTCGATGATGCCATAACCGCTGCTCAGGAAAAAAGGTTAGCGGGGAATGCAGTAGTAAAAGATTTGGAACGGCAGATAAAGTTATTGGAAGAAACCGGGGGCAAGCAATCGGAAATATTAGCCCTTAAATTAAAGCAGAATGATATTGATTTAAAATATCAGCGCATCCTTCGGGATAACGTAAAGAGTACAGATGCTTACAATAAATCTACACAAACAGTATTAGACATTCTTAACAACCGATTAATCTTACAGCGCCAACTTAATGCTGCATTACAAGAGGAGAGGGCAGAAAATGTAATACCAACCGATTCTATTAATGCGATTCAAAAAATGATTGATTCGGTTAAAGAATCAATGAAGCCGATTAATGAGCTACCCGACAAACTTGATTTAATTAAAGTAAAAACTCAGGAGTTTGGTAAAGCAGGTGAGTTGGCATTTAAAAATATCTTAGGGGCAGAAATAGGATTTACTAAAGAGGGGCTGGCTGCGCTGGAAAGTTTTACCGAACAAGGCAAAGAAATGTTTATTGATTTGTTTACCACATTAGCAGTAGGATTTGAATCTAATGTAGACCAATTAAACGCAGAGAAAGACCGAAGATTAGAGGCATTTGATGAAGAGGAGGAAAGACTTGAAGAGCTAAACAATAATAAAATCATATCGGATGGGTTATATGCGCAAAAGCAAAAGGAGTTAGCGAAACAGAGAGAAGCAACAGAAAAGGAACTCAACAAAAAGATAGCGGATGAAAAACGCAAAGCATTCATCGCAGACCGAACAGCCTCTCTGATAAGAGTAGCAATACAGACAGCCGAAAATGCAGTTAAGCTATTTGCTGCAACTATTCCACCCGGAATACTTTCGGCACTTGCAATAGCTTTCGGGGCACTCCAAACCAGCGCAATTCTATCCGCCCCAGTTCCTAAATTTAAAAAAGGAGTAATAGGATTAGAAGGACATGGAACAGAAACATCCGACAGCATTCCCGCGATGTTAAGCAGGGGAGAATCGGTAATGACAGCAGCCGAAACACGCAAGTTTGAGCCTACACTTTTAGCCATCAGGAAGAATCTAATCAATCCCGAAATCCTCAACTCCTTTGCTATAAATCACAACTTTGGAAAGGTAGAGGCGTTTATGGATTCAGGAAAACTAACAAGAGCCAATCGAAAGATACTACCAGAACAAGCCGATAGGATTGGGCGAAGCGTAGCAAGATACATGAGCGAATACAGTTACAACTCCCCGCTAAGAAATTGAAATTTTACCTAAATAACACCTTTATAAACGATGAACCTGATGGCGACATCCTGACAACCATTAAGCGGGACTCACAGCTTGGAGGATTTCTAATTACCAACGATGCGAAGCTAAAATGGCATGGTGATGGATTTGATTTGATACAAGGCGTAATTGACACTAGCGGTTTTTGCGCGGAGATAGCCTGTGAAATATGGGATAACTGTGATGGACAAGACATACGGATATTTATAGGGAAGATTTTTATTCTTGAGATAGAGAAAGACTCCAACTGCATCATCACCGCCCCGGTTCAGGACAACAACTTCTACGCCCGGATTAATAAAAACAAATCTATTGAGATAACAGTAGACACTACCCGAAGCAAGAACGGAGAAACGATTGATGCAGCGGCAGAGAATACAATCACGATGTTTAAACCCGATTCAGTTGGCCCGACAGCAATAACCGACCCACGAACAGGCTACCGTGTTTATGATGTATTTAAGAACATGATAGCCTTTATGAGTGATGATGAAGTGGCTTTTGATTCTAACCTATTTGGATTGGGCGGGGAGTTTGAAGGACTTTCCGTTATGTACGGACAGGAGATAGCATTCTTTGGAACGGGCGGAGCCATCAAAGCCTCATTTGACAAGTTTTTTCAGGAAGTAAAAAAGAAAATAAACGTCACTTTCTACATAGACACTACAGGAAATGTACCTGTACTGAGAATCGAAAAGTATCAGGACTTGTTTTTAAACACCATCGTTAGAAAACTTGAAAACGTAAACGGGGTAAAGTTTAAAATAGACACATCAAAACTGGTAGCGATTATCTCTGTAGGTTCGGATAAGATTCTGGATGCGCTTCCCGGAAATGGAGTATCGTTTGTAGAGAGCAATTTATACTTTACCTACAAACCGGAAAACTACACTACACTTGAGCAGTGCAACATTGATGCCCGTCTTGACCTGATGAGCAGCTATGTTATTTCGAGCAACATGATAGAGGATTTGCTTATTCAGCCAACAACCAACTTTGCCGAAGAAATATTCTTTGTTGACTGCGAAGATGTAACTGTTTCCGGAAGCGGATATACAAGCACGGCTATACCCGGAAACCCATTCGCCTCCGCTCCTCCATACTTCTACAACACAAGGTTAATGAATAACGAAGTGTTAGAAAGGTGGAACAGCCAAATACCGAACAGCATTGTAAACTTTACAGGGACAGTCAATAATTTGTTTAGAGCAGCTCATACAGCTAATATAAATATTATTGCCATTAGCTATACAACTTATTTCCCATTTCAATTTGATGATGACTTTAACTTTCCAAATTTCGATGGTAATGGAGTTGTTAATAATTATGGAAATGGTACGGCACAAGGAACACCTGTATCACAAGCCAATTCAAGATATACTTGCGTGGCAGAAGGAACTCACACATTCTATCACCAATTCCAAATATTGGCATCCTCATCGTATGCAACTATCTCACACGGATTCCAGCGATATAATAGTGGCACTATATTTCAAGAGGCAAGTGGAGTATTAGACATCGTCAATAATACTACCACTGTTCCTCAAACTACAATTATAACTCATCAGGCATCATTTTATTGTCTTGCAGGAGATTATATTTCGTGTGATGTTACAATAGACGCTGTAATAGGATTGGGTTCGGCCTACATCGTTGTTTTGGGTGCTAACAACGAAACCTACTTCGCCTGCACAAGCGCACCCGATTCCGGTGGCGAAGTTATAACTCTGAATAATCAGAACGAAATCCCAATAGTAAAAGCCGACTTCGAGTACCCAATTCCCAACGCTGACTTCTACGCAATCGAAGACAACGTCTTTCAGAAGATAGCGATTACCTACAACGGGAACAAGGTACAGGCGGGATGGATTGACACCTTAAAATACAATCACAACACAAGCATGGCGAATGTTACCTTGCTTGGAACTCAGGAAATGCTTAAATAATGGCAATTACTTTTATAGACAACCAACCTATACGATTCAACTCCGCAAAGTTTGATGACCAAGCCTGCATTAACAAGGACTTGTCTGGCTACGCTGTTTTGATGCAACCCGAAGACCCGCTCAACTTTCAGGCAAAGCAGTACTGCTGTGGGGACAACTTGGCTTGTGATGCAGATGAACTTGGAGCTGAATTAGTGACTGCCGGAGATTTTTCTACTTTGTGTGGGGTAGATTGGACATGCGATGCTGGGTGGGTAATAGCAGGTGGAGAGGCCACCCTAACCCCACCGGGTGGAGGAGCAGCCCCATCAATAAGCCAATCAGGACTTGCAATAACAACCGGGAAGTCTTATAGGATAACCATCACCATAGTAAGCAATTCGACTAACTATGGAGTAGATGTTTATTTAGGAGGCAGGAGGGCTGGGACTATTGATGCAAATGCAACCGGAGAGCAAATTATTTACGGGGTAGCAGGCACTACAGGGATAGTGGCCTTTGGAAGCAACAACGATTATTCAGTACCAGACACAGGCGAGTTAGTAATTACCAATGCTTCTGTAAAAGAAATCGCGTCTTGTTATACGTTTGACACTTCAACTACGGAATATATTGCTAATGGTGCATTTACGGGTGGCGCGACAGGATGGACATTTGACTCCAGTTGGACATACGCTGCCAATGCGGTTACTCACACTACCCCAGCAGGAACATCATCTGTTACTCAACTGTTAAATATCGAACGGCAGCGAGCAGATATATTATGGGCGGTAACAATTAGTGCAAGAACCGCTGGTACGCTCACAATGGTTTTCGGGTTAGTTACTTTAACAAGCTCATCGGCAAATGGAGTACTGACAATAAATTCCCCTAATCAAAACTTAGCGGATGACTTGTTCAGGCTTTCTCCCACAGGTGGTTTTGACGGTACGGTAGATGATGCTTCGGCCACCCAAACAGCAAGCGGATGGTCATACAATCCTACGGATGGATTTTGTCATGAGGTAACTTGGGTAAATGCTTTCTATGCAGGCAACACGCTTACAATCGGGAATTATTACAAGATGACCATTCAGGTAAGCATGACAGAAGGGGAATTAGTGGTAGAAGCCGGGGGAGTAGAGTTAGGAACAATAACCCAAAGCGGGATTTACAACTTCTACTTTACAGCACTAACAACAGCCGGAGAAATGTTTACGCCATCATCCGATTTTGATGGCTGCATCTTACCGGCCATTGAACTTTGCCAGTTAAGAAGAGATTACGAAATGAGATTAGTTTACGAAGATGGCTCAGGCGCAACTGACTGGCATGATGAAAACTCATCCTCAAATCCGATTAATTATGACGAGGATTGGGTAACATGGAGAGTGACTTCATTGGATGCTATTCTTTCTGGCGGCATCCCCGTTGAATTGCCATACTCTTGTTACCGGGTTGAGTTTAGGGATTATTGCGATGCTCCGGGTTCGCCCCCCATACCTTTCTTATATACATCAGATACAATTATTAATTACACATCTCAACATCCGTGTACTAAGAGAATAAGAGCATGGGCGGACGGGGTTGCATTAGGATTCAACTTTGGTAATAACGGCAACATCTTTATGCTGATTCAGCGATTCCGAACCCTGTACATGACACCAACCTACCCGATTTCGGGGGAGGATTATACCTACAGCACCGGCACAAAAAAGAGAATCTATGCTTCAGTAGAAAAACATTACGAGATGCTGTTTGACTACATGGACGAGTACGGTCACGACACAATGGGCAACGGAATGATTCCGTGTGACATATTCGAGATTGACGGGGTGGAGTACCTTGTAATCTTTAAAGACTACGAACCCAACTGGGCGGAAAGAGGAAAAAGGAATTTAGCACAATCAACCATCGAAGTTCAAAAGAGGATAGAGAAAGTTTTATTTAACCGAAATTGTTCAACCTAAAAACATGGAAATAATCGAAATAAACACCGCCAACCGCCCCGATAAATCAGGAAGAGGCATTGTACTAATGGCACTTGGGCACCACATCTACGGACGCTTTGCGGTCAATCTTGCGGTGGGACTGAAAAAGATGGAGCCGGAACTAAAGATTGCACTGATTCACAATGAAAGCTCAATAGTTGAGTTGGACGAGGCGCAAAAGTTCTTGTTTGATATTAAAATTAAATGTCCTTACAACTATTCCATGTTCGGAACAGACCACTGCTATGTTAAACCTAAGCTCTATCTTGACAAGTTAAGCCCGTTTCAGGAAACATTATTTCTCGATGTAGACATGGTATGGTCACCCTACAAAAAACCTTCTCAAGTATTTGAGGAGTATGCAAACATTAACTTCACGATGGCAAACAGGGGAAGCAGCCCAATCAGCGCAGGCCACAGTGACTGGGTGGATATGGCACTGATGAAAGAAAACTTCGGGATAGAAAAGTGGATAGATTTAAGCAGCGAGTGGATTTACTTTAAACAGTCTGAGCAGACGAGTGAATTATTTAACACCGCACGACAATTCTATGATGATGAAAAAATGATATGCAAGCAGTTTGCTGGGGGCAAGCCGGACGAGCCTGCCTTCTGTCTTGCGATGCTAAAACTAAACATGATGCCACACGCGATACCGTACTACCCTACCTATTGGGAACCGCTACACCGTCAGAAGAACGACCAGTACATCTTGCAAAACTACTACGGAATATCGCTGGGCGGAAAGCACATCGGACAGCGCATAAAAAAGATAGCCGACAACTTAGTAAAGCACTACGCCTACTACCGGGGAGTGCCCACATTTGAAAATGTTTCTAAATCAAAATACCTCAAAGAAAGGAGTCACATATAATGGAATTTACCATTGCCCAGTTTAACAAGTACATCCAGCCGGACAAGCTAAAGTACTACCATCCTTTCTACGACCAGAGCGTTAAGAAGTACCACGCTATAAAAGTACACGCCAACGGGGAAAAGCCGGGAGACTTGCTTACCAAGCGCAGGCCATCCGAGTCCGAAAAGATTCAGAAATACCGGGAAGAGATTTACGTACCTGTAACTAAAAGCTGTTTTACGAAAGTATATAACTCGCTGATGAAGATACGTAAGTCACAAGACTGGTCTATAAAGTTTGGGGAGGACAGCAGCGTATCAACAGTAAGAGAAGGGGATACCTTATTTGATTATCTTATCCTTAACTTTCCAAAATATACTTCCATTACCAACTGGTACTTTCAAATCGGGCTAAAGCAGCAGTTAGTAGATACCAACGCTAAGGTATTTGTGATGCCGATAAATTTAGAGGCTAAAGACAACGAGTACCTGAAACCATACCCATTTATTTACAACTCTGAAAATGTTATTGATTACGAGTACAAAAAATACTATGTTTTAAAAAGCATAGAGAAAATCAGGTACGTGCAAAGCGGAACAGAATATACAAACGGCTGCCGGTACTATGTGGTGACTGACACAAACATTCAGACTTTCGACCAAGTCAGTTTTGACCACCAGTACCGGGAGGCGTTTAACTACAAACACGGGTTGGGGTATGTGCCGGTGTATGATATGAAGGGAATAGTCTTTAATGAAACACTCTACCAGACGCTCTATGAAAGCAAGATAATGGGCATGATTCCATTTTTGGACGAGGCAACACGTGAGTATTCTGATATGCAGGCAGAGGTAGTGCAGCATGTTCACTCTACCCTTTGGGCGTACCAGCCTCACGATTGTAAGCGGTGTGGGGGGACGGGGTATGAAATGATAAACAAGAGTAAGGCGGCCGGGACAAAGCCCTCCAAAGAAACCTGCGGGATGTGTGGAGGAAAAGGTATTTATCCTTTTAATCCTTACGAAAATCTTGTACTTGGAAAACCACCTGCCGGAGAAACCAACCTGCCATCACCACCAGCCGGATTTATCACCAAAGATACAAGCATAGTATCTATTCAGCGCGAGCGAATCGAAGGACACTTCTTTCAGGCATACGCCTCAATCAACATGGAGTTTCTTGCCTCAACACCACTAAATCAAAGCGGATTAGCGAAAGAGGTTGACAAAGAAGAACTTAACAACTTCGTTCATGGGGTGGCAGAGGATGGGGTAGAACTTTTGGATAACATTGTTTTCTGTATTAATGATTATCGTTATAAAACCTCTGTAAAAGACGATTCCAAAAGGCTATTGATGCTCCCGGTAATCAACGTCCCGCAGAAGTTTGACCTGCTTGGAGACGAATTTATGTTAGACGGAATACGGTCAATGAAAGAGGCTAAGATGGACGCTGCAATAATAAACGCTGCCGAGATAGAGTTTGCTGCCAAAAGATTCAGCACAGACGAAAAGATAAGCAAGATAGTTTCGATGAAACTTGCCCTTGACCCGTTTGCCGGGCAACCGGAAGATGTAGTTAATTCAAGAGATGCTTTCGGATTAGTCAAAAAAACAGATTCTATAATTCACGCCAACATACATTCATTTATCGAGCGGGCGATGGAAGAGAATGCGAAGTTTGACACGCTGCCTAAAAAACAACAGATTGAAATACTTCGAAGATATGCCGAAGAGTTAATAGAATCCATGCAGCCGACAGAGACAGAAGAAGAAGTAATACCTCCGGCAAATGACCCCGTTGAATAATGGCAACCAGCCCAGACCAGTTAATAAAAAACATCCTTTCTTCGATTGACAAGGCAACGGTCAAGTTTAACGAGAGTTTACCCGCAACCCAGAAGCAGGTATTTGCCAGAATTATTGAGCTAAGCAAAGAGCTTGACATTGCCAACGGCAGAATAAAACCATCAGTAAAAAATGTCCGGCTAATAGCTCAGATAAAAAGAGAACTTGACGCAATCATTATCAGCAAGCCGTACCTGAAAAAACTGGATGAGTTTATTGCTGCCTACGACACGGTTGAAGAAATCAACGGACAGTACTTTTCAGCAATCAACAAAAAATTCAAGCCCACTCCGGTATTCCGGGAAATAAAAAAGCAGACCATTGATGAAACAATGGCATCGCTTACCGAAGCGGGGATAGGCGAAAACGTAACCCAAAAAATAAGAGAGATACTTCGGGTAAACATAACATCAGGCGGAAGATTTGAGGACTACGTAGAGCAGATGCGGCAGTACATTACTGATACGAGAGCCGGAGACGGGGCTTTAGTAAAGTACGCTAAGCAAATCACAACCGATTCGATTAATCAATACAATGCTTCCTACAATCAAATCGCCACAGCGGATTTAGGGTTAGAGTGGTTTCAGTACGTGGGTTCGCTGATGGAAACCTCGCGGGAGTGGTGCAAGGAAATGATTCGTTCAAAAGAGACCTGCCAGCCCTACGTTCACCGTTCGCAGTTCGCTAAATTAGTTGACGGGCAAATTTGCGGGCATCAGGTAGCGATTTATAAACGATACGATTTGCCACATGGAATGATTGAAGGAACTTCGGCAGATAATCTTTTCATTAGGCGCGGGGGGTATAATTGTAACCACCAGTTCTACCCGGTAAGCAGCGCACTTGTTCCGAAAGCATTAAGAGAAAAATATGAAAACTAAATTGTTAATAAAATTATTTTCAACTATCTATTGTTAATTAAATATTTATTACTATTGCCAAATGCAGCAAGAAGAAATTGAAGTGTGGTTGGGGAATAAATTTATGACAGTAGTTCCCAAAGCATCGGAGCCGTTTGTGCGTCAGCAGTACTACGGAAAACCGGAAGAGAAAAAACTTGTTATCAAGCCCAGAATAAATGTTTCCAAAGAAGAGTTAAACAAAATCGTCACCAAATTAAAACCCTAATATGCCAATCACAGCAGCAGACTTTATCAGCAACCAGTTCAAGAAAGCCGGAGTAGAACCTTCGGCAGAGATGAAAGAAGTTCTCGGAAACCCGGAACTCACCAAAATAAATCTTGATGATAAGCAGGTAAAGGACATGAACGAAAAGCTGATGACGCTGGATGTGGCAAAACAAAGCCCGGTATTGAAAGCGCACTTCCGCCAAGAAAGTCTCGCCCCGATTGACACCGAGATTCACGAAAAGTACTTAACCGAGTATGGGATAGCTGATGATGTGGATTTGTCAAACGCTATTAAAAACGAAAAAAACACTTACGAAAAAATACAGCTACTTGTAAAGGCAGTAAAAAACCTGCATGAGAAAAAGGCAACCGCGCAGGTTGGCGACAAAAAACATTTAACCGACAAAATTGATGAACTGAATAACAGTATACTTACCTTAAAGGAGCAGTTCAAAAACGAAAAATCTAATATTTTAAAGGATAGCGCAAACAAAGAATTGAATTGGAACATTCGTGGAAAGTTTTCCGGCTATAATTACAGTGACCAATACGACAAGGCAGATGCGATGGAACTTGCAATGATAAATCTCACCCGCCAGCTGCAGGCTGACAACGCAAAAGTAATTCTTGCTCCTGACGGACAGCTAAAACTTGTTCAGGCGATTGACGAAAGCCTTGACTTTACACGTGAAAATCAGAAAGTAAGTTTTGACGATTATGCTGCTAAATTAGTAACTGACAAAAAATTAATAAAGACGAATGAGCCGACAAAGATTACCACTGCGAATCCGCAGTCACAGCCGGCATTAAACCCCAATAACCAATACCAGCCACTCCCAAAAGCATTAAACGAAGCCCAGCAGTCATTGAGGGACATCGGAATAATGAACGAGAACGGCACATTAAAAGTATAGTCCTGAATTTTCAGGAAATAATTGTCCCGCAAGGGAAATAGTAAAGAGTCAGTCCATAAGGCTGAAATAATTGCGCCACACATGGCGGATATTTTCACCCATTCCAAAGCGGAAAGGGGTTCAGTCTAACTAAAAAAACATACATAAAATGGCATTAGGATTCTGTCCTGCTATACTTGTTCATCTTGAACAAATAACCCGCAACGGTTACGCGGGCAAAAAAGTAACCCCTCCAGGATTTCTTCAGTATCTCTTATCCCAGCCTGACCGCCCTACCGTTATCCAGACACAAGGCTTTCAGCAGGGGCATAACCGCACAGTCAACATTAAGTACCGGGTGCGCGGCAATGAGAACTACGTCAACACCACCGAAAGCTGCGACATTGACCTGACGCCTGCATGGAAAGAGACCTCGCAGACCATCAGCCAAATCGCGCAAATCGGATTGTACTTTGACGATGCAACTATCCGCCAGTACTGCACCGATGCAAGCAACATGGTAACCTTCGGAACGCCTCCAACACAAGTGATGGCGGACGTGATGGACGGTATTCTTACCAACATGAACGGCCTGTACCAAGCGATTGACAAGCAATTATTGACCACTATGGCGAGCGCCTTCGGTATCAACCGGAGAACTGGATTGGCCACCACTTCCACCATCAACGTTCCGCTGGACGGAACCCAGAACAACCTCGCAACAGGGGCAGCTCAGGTGATGGCGGATGTTATCACCAACGAGTTTTGCGGACAGATGCCCACCATTGTAGGTTCGGGCAACTGGCTTAACTTCGAGTTGATGCGTCAGGCGGCCGCAGTATCGGCTAACCAGTCCGGCATCAACCTAAACAACCTCATGTCGTACCAGTTCTTCCACGACATCTACGCTTCCTCACAGTGGGGAACCAACCAGATTGGTGTGTTTGAAGAGTCCGCTGTTCACCTGCTTGAAGACCTGCGCAACGTAGGCTCGTTTGCCGGAGACAGGGGAGAGTCGTTCTTTGCCACCTTTGCCGACCCGCGTGTTCAGTGCTGGTCACCGCAAGGAATGAGCAACGTGCGCTTCGACATCCATGTGAAGTTCATCAACTGCCCCACCACGCTGACCAACGGCTATGCCGGAGGAACAGCAACCTTTAACAGAGGGGTAGCGGTGTACATCAGCAAGCACTACGACTTGTTTGCGCCTCCTGCCGACCAGTACGATGGAGCAGACATCCTTGCCGGAGTACGCGGTTCACTTCGTTATACTATTACCAACACCTAATTTATTTAACCTGCTGTAAATATACCGTGCCTCTAAAAAGGGGTGCGGGTATTTATTAAAGTTATGGAATGTCTACGAAACTATATCGGAGTTGATTGGTGTGGAAATACAACCACTCCACCAAGCGGGCTGTACATTAACCAGCTTCCCGGAATATCCTTCAAGGGATTACAGGGAATAGCCGATAGTGAGCAGATAACCTTCGAAGGTGCGTGGGATGACATTCAGACCAGAGCAATCAGGAGATTTGCTTTAGATGTAAAGAACAAGTTCTCAAAAAAGTGGGACTTATCCAGCATCCAGAACAGCCTTAACTTAGGAGTAAAAGTTGACGATACTTTAGACCAGGCATTAGACACCACAAAGGCATACGGGTTTGTAGTAGAATTAGACTGCTCGCCAGATGATGACTTTGTGGATTCATTATTACAAGAACTATACTTACAACATTTGTATGTGTTTACAACCGCTGTCCCCGGAGCTGCCGTAACTGCTACGGTGATAGTGTTTGACATTGCGAGCGGCCACCTGCTGAAAAGTAAAACCATTTCATTAGCGACCACCATATTCTTAACCAACGGCTGGACAAAGATAGACTCAAACATTAACTTCATTACCGACAAAACCGATGCGGATTTCTCGTTAGTAAACAACTCGCAGAAGTACTTTATCGGAGTACGATTTGACGCTGCGTTAGCCGTAAAAGAACTGATACTGCCGAGTTACCTAACCTCAATCTGTGGCTGCTGCGAGATGAAATTCAAGCCGGCCAACATTACGGTCGTAGCCAATCCAAACACCTATTACGGAGCTACTATAACCTACACCGATAATACTTATGGGGTATCATCTATACTCGGTTCCCGCTGCACGTGGGATAGGTTAGTATGCGCTAATAAAGACGTATTCGCTACGGCTTTCTGGTATCTGCTTGGTATCGAAACCATGAACGAGCAGCTAAACACTGACAGGCTAAACCGCTACACAACCATTGACATTAAAAAAGCCGAAAAGCTGAAATCGCTTTGGGAATTAGACTACATGGGAGGACAAAGAACCGATAACAACGGAACCACAACATTTATCAAAGGGGCATTAGACTTGGCGGTCGAAACAATAAACTTAGACTGCTCAGATTGCTGCTTAGAGTGTGCCGGAGAACTTAAATTAATGGAATCAACATTATAAAATTAATAAAATGAATAAATGCGGAAGCTGCTCTAAGCCAAGAGGCAGAGGCACAAGAGGAAGGTGATAAAAATCACAACAAATATAAAAAGCGTAGCCGAAAGGCTGCTGAAAAAGCTATATGCGATATCTACTGAGCCTAATTTAGACGCGATGGAAAGGGAAATTGCTATAAGTACAGCCGGAACCATGCGGGCGAGGATTCATGAGCAAGGAAAAGACACGGCAAGCACCCAGATAGGAACGTACTCGCCAGCCTACATAAAGCGGAGAGTAAAAAAGTACAACCGGACAGCAGACCCAAAAGTTATCTTATCTCTTACTCATCAAATGGAAAATGACTTTACGCTTGGAGTAAACAATCCCGAACCCGAAAAAACCCAGACAGGCTACGGAATAGGATTTAAAAACAGCATCAACTTCAAAAAGAGCCAGTGGAACGAAGAGAGATACAAGAAGAAAATATTCGGACTAACCCAGCAAGAAAAAACCAACGTCAGAATAATTGCCGAAGACTTCATTAACCGGCAGATACAGAAAATATAATGCCATTTTTAGACTCCATAGTAGGGCTGATAAACACCGGGATTGAGGATAAGCTCAACGCCTCGAAGGTTATTATTTCGCTAAAAGGGATTAGTAAACAAATGCCGAGAACGGATGAAGACAGCACCCAGATTCCAGCATATGTTGATAACTCAGGGAACGGAGAATTTAACGCGGTTGACGACAGGTACTCGATAACGATTTACCACAAATGTGAGGGGCTAAACTACGAGGGAGTTGAACAGCTGGATTTTGGAGACGGCCAACTCTTTTCACGTGAAACCGCTAACATGGCACTGTTCTGCTGGGCAGACCGCAAGCGATTACAGATGACGCAAGAGTGGCTTGCTTCGGTAATTGCCGGTGGCTTCCCAACAACTACGACTAAGGCATTCAACCAGTCAAGATTAGGGCTGAGCGATGTGGCAATTTCGATAAGCAATGTTGAGAATAATTCTCAGACGGTATGGGCACGGGAGTTTCAAAACATCTCCTACTCCCTACCGCCAGAATCCATCCTCTTTCAGGTAAACTACACTATTGCAACCGTTTACAATAAATCCTGTATTGAGCTGTGCGAGGAGTGCCCACCTATTCAGGAAGACGCCTGTACCAGCTTTTGTGATTATACCACGACAACATTCTTATTTGCCGATGGAACTATAACAGCAATAGTAGGAGCAGACCCTTACCCTATATATGCCATAGTTCCATTAATATTATCCGACCTTGTAATAGACCCCCAACCACTCAAAAGTGCATTAATAGGACTTGGATGTAACGATACTATGGTAATAACTGTTGTTCCGCAACCCGGAACATTCTTTTATGAGGTTACCATGTTAAGAGTTTGTAATACTGATTGTAGCTTTTATGAATTGCTTGGAACAGAAGATGGCGGGCCGGATTGGGCTGCGTCATTCACTATATCAAACTGCACATAAATGGAATCAAAACTAAGAGAAGAGTTAGTTCACATCAGCAACAATCAGCCGGTAGAATCTACTTTGCTAAATTACAAAGCAGCACAAGAATTAATTAAACAAAGAGTGGTTGAAATAAAAGAGGGAAAATACCAGCTAACCGAGTTAGGGAAAAAATCATACGAATTTAATATTAAACGTAAATAACATGTCAACAATCTATTATCCAACAGAGGGCTGCGGCACTGCCGAAACAATGCCTCTCTACACCTGCGCCCCGTGTATTGACCCGGAACTTGGCAGGATTCGCTCAGTATTCCTTTATCGGTCAACGGTGGCATTCGTCAACCAGTCCTCCTCTGCCGAGTGGGGTGTATACATCAACGCTGGCGATGTAATCATCATCAAAGACACGCAGGGCGACTATGACGGAGGAACCACAGAGGAACTGGTAGGCTTCGGAGACCTCGAAACAATTAATGGAGGAACGGTTCACATTCTGAACTGGCTTGACCCGAACATCGAGGACAACTGTGATTTCTACACGGCTTTAAGAAGCCAGTCCGAGTGGCAGATAGGGTGGCGGACCGAAACAAAGGTATGGTTTAGCGGGGCGGTAGCCACGTTCACGCCTAAAGTGCCGGTTGCCAACGACCTGAAGAGCTATGTAACCTACAACGCGCAAGCGAAGTGGACAGGAGACTTGCCTTGCCCTTTCAATACTCCCGCTGGGATATTCGACAGGTGCTTCGCAATCTCCGCTTAATTAGGGGGCTGGCATAGTTCAGACCCCCAACAGGCAATACCGACACCAGCCACTTGTGGCACATTCTGTGATTATACTGTAACTATATTCTTATCTGCGGATGGAGTTATATCTTTAATGACAAGATGTATAACAGGCGAGGAATTAGACATAGGAAATCTGCGATTAACCGACCTTGTGGCGGATTCAGAGCCGCTAAAGGATGCGCTAATAGTTCACGGATGCAACAATTCGATGGGGGTAAGCGTTACCCAACAACCAGCAACCTTCTTCTTTGATATAGCGATAACTAATTTATGCCAAGACGATTGCTGCTTAGACCTTATCGAGGGATTGGAAGATGGGACGGGAGCTTGGAGTACAAATTTTGTAGAATCAAATTGTGGAGATGAACAAACCAATATCGAGCTTCGGGAGGACAGCTTTTACGAACTCCGCGAGGATGGCGGTCTTGAATTAAGAGAATAACTATGGCTGACGAAACAACCTCAAACGAAAGCACTGGCGGAGCGATAAAAGACGCTGACCTTATCCGGTACTCAGAAGAGTCCGCTGGAACATTTGCTTCTAAGAAGCAGACGCTTGGAGCGATGAAGACCTACTTCAATGCCGGAGTAGTAGTAGTTGGGAACGAATGGCTAACCCCCGAAACGGTAGCACCAGCAGCCGACCCGGTTTACTCTTTAGGAGACGGCACAGCGCAGACCTTTGCATCCTATGGAAAATCGCTTGCGGAAGCGCAGGCAGATGCCCCAAATGCGAATGTTACAGAAGATACCGACCTTGTTGATTGGGCGTTTTCTTGTGAGGCCGAATTTCAATTAATGAATAGCGCAAAACAGAATCAAATTGATTACGGACTTTATGGCATGAGAAAGTATGTAATTAACAAGCCTATAATACTACCTACTACAACAACAAAATCAAGTAAACGATTTATCCATCAGGGACATGGCTGCGAAATAACCACCTCAAACACTACTAACATCTTTGAATCCGTACCGGCAGACCAGACCGATGCTGACCTTTACATAGCAAGGCAACTATCCTTTCTTCACTTCTACATTAATGGAATAGGGGGAGCAAAAGGTAATGGACAAACAGGGGTTCAAATAGGCGGAGCGAAGCATGTAACCTTTACTGATTGCGAGATGGCGGGATGTGATATAAATGTTGATTTAATGTTCTGCTTATTTGCTTCAATGGAAGACTGTCAGCTAACCAACGCTACCACCTACAACGCATGGCTACACTGCGGATTAGACGCTGCGGGTTCTGCCTTGTGGACAGGCGCAACCCTGAGCAACTCAGCCTCTAACGACTGCGACCTTTATAACATTGAAATATTCAACGCGTTAGAGTCTGATTACGGATTATTCCTTCAGGGCGTTTCCGATATTAATGTGAATGGATGTACTACTGAGGGGCCGGAATCGGGCACACAAGCCGACCAGCCTATTGCCGGAATCTACTACGATGACCTCAATTCAACGGTAGTAAAAGGATTTGTGATTAATGGGCTGCATGCAGAACAAAGCTACACGGATTCTATTGTAAAGATAAAAGCGAGAGAAGGAATGTTTCAGATTAATGACTTATTTAACCACAAGCAGGGACTCTACGCCACCGAAAACCGAATCATCTGGAATGCCGAAAGCATAGCCGGAGAAGTGTATGTTAATCTTCAAAACTACCGATACGCTCAGGCTTTTCAGCAGTTTGGGTTAATTGGGGCGGCTATAAGCAAGGCGTATGTACGACCAGACTTTACTCGCTGCGCCCTAAACAACAGCCCGCAAGACGCATTAGATTTACAAGCAGATGCGGCCATGTGGTCAGACCAAATACCGGACTTTTGTTCGATAATTCCAAAGTTATGACAATAAACGAAAAACACAAAGGAAACATTAGGCTAATCTATGGCAGTATAGCTCCGTTGGTTCGCCAAAAAGGATTAACAGAAATTAGGGTTTATTCCGGATATAATTTCCCGGACACATACCAGTATGGCGGAATCACCTACCACCATACCAACAATGGGAGTCAAGAAATAACTTTTTCTGATAACATACAATCTATTGCCTTTGAAAGAATAATAAGAAAACCAATGGACACATGAAAAAACACCTCCTCCTTCTTCTTTTCCCAACCCTTATTAACGCCCAAATATAATAACATGGCATACAGCATAGTAGGAAGATTCTTTACCAACACAGGAGTTCCGGTAAACGCACCACCAGCAGGTTACAGAAAACCGGACGTAATGATTGATTTAAGCACAAGCAAAGTGTATTCTTGGGCAAATAGTGTATGGACAGAACAAAAAAACTTCTTTGGCATTGCAAATAAATCAGTACAATCGTGTGCCATTGATGGTAGCGGAAATCTTATTATTACCTATACAGATACCACTACACAAAATGTAGGAAAGGTTGTTGGGGCGAATGGGCAAACCCCGGTATTCGGAACACCAACCGCCCAAACACTACCTGCCGGAAGCCAAGCAACCGTAACTCAAACAGGCACACCGCTAAATCCTGTCTTAAACTTTGGAATACCAAAAGGTGACAAAGGAGAATCGGGAGGCGGAGGAGCGCAAAAGTTTAATTACTATACTCCTGACCAATTCTACACAGGAAATTGGGCAGTGGCAATGCAAGCGTGTTTAACTTCCGCCTGTACTGATGGGCTTCCTATTTATTCATCAGGAACATATAACTGCGGTACTACTGTTTTAATCCTACCCAAACAATTCAACTCACTTACATGGTATGGTGGTAGGGCTAAGATAATTTGCGGAGGGATTACCCGCCCACGCCCTGCTAACCTTACCGAATCACAACAGCAACAAAACACAAAATACACTATAAGGGATATTGAAATAATCGGCAATGGAACAGGAACAGGGTTTGAGCCTGCTGCCAATTCCAACTCCCTTTTTGAAAACTTCCAAGTAAGCAACTTCCAAACAGCAGGTTATTTCCGCACCACGCAAAATGGGGATATAAGAAATTGGAGTATCAATAACTGCGTAAACGGAATTATGAGGGATGCAGAAAGTATTAACGGCATCAACCCATCACAGGCGCAGAGTAACGATACCGAGTGCCATAAACCACGCATTCACGCATCTAATGGTTTTAACATGAATATTTGTTTTGGCATCTATCATAGTTTTGGTTGTGTCACCTATAAACCCGAAGTGGAGGGCAACGCCAAAGTATTCAGAGTATTCGACATAGATAATTTTGGTAACAACACTGTTAAACAATTAGATGTAATTGAGCCGCACTTTGAGTTTACGCAAGGCTTTACCACTGGCGGTTGTTTTGCTAAGGTTAATCTAAATGCCGGAATATTTAAATTGATTTCTCCTAACCACGATGTAGGCGCACTAAGCGGAATGATTCTTATTGACGCGTCCGGTTCAGGAGTAGCTGCCGAAATGTTTGTGCAGGATGTTAATAAATGGGAGCATACCGGGAAAATATTTATTAATACAAATGGCAACGGCTGCCGGTGGAGATTAGAAAGGGGCTTGTCAATCATCAGTTATTCTGCAAACAACATCCCAACAGTTGAAGATAACATCAAGGCGTTATTTACAAATACTATTAAATGGGCGGGCGATGCTTATAATCAAAACCCGAAGGTGTGGCAATATTCTACCTTCGATTTCACAATGTTTTAATATGCCAAATGAAACTCTTGTGCATTATATTATCAATTATCTTTAGCTCGTGTTCAGTACATATTCGCGACAACTATGTCATTGATACAGTAAAAATGAAATCAACAAAAAACGGAACATGGTACGAACATTCACTTGAACATACGTCAGTGGTGCTGGATTCAAAAGAACTTTATTCACCGGGCGACACGGTAACATTTCTTATAAAACCAAAAAACAAATTAAAATGAAAAAATTAATCATACTATTTATGCTCATTGCCGCAACATGCAAGGGGCAGTTAGGAATTGCTACGGCATATGAACCGACAAATCCTGTATTAGACATCAATCAGTTTCAGTTTGAGGCAAGCTATTTAACAGGCACTTTAATAAAATGGGGCGGATGGGCTTCGACCAATTCAGAATTTGACTACTTCCAAATCGGCATCCGAAGCGAGGCGTTGGTTATAAAGCCAACCGATGACAGCAGGTTTTATTTTTGCTTGGATGTGGGCGTGGATTTTGACGAAAGCGAGCCTGCAAGCAAGTTTTCGGACGACCATCACAGGCATTTTTTAGGAATGGGTGTAGGCTACTCGTTACGGTTAAGCGATATGTTCACATTAAAGTTAAACGGCATAAGAAGGAGTTGGGGCGATGTGGAAACAATTTCTACAAGTGTTGGAACGGCAATCATTTTTTAATCCAATATGAGCGAATCAGTACAGCTGGCATTGATAGTATCCGCAGCCCCGACCATAGCAGCGGTAGCGGGACTAATTGTGTCTTTAAAAAACCGGAACAAAATATCACAAGTGCATCAACTTATAAATTCGGGCTTAACGGTACGCATAGCCGAAGCAAAAGACCTCGGAAGATTAGAAGGAAAAGAGGAGGAGAGAAAAGACAATGAAAGTAAAAAGTAGGTTCACAACTTTATTACTTATGGTATTTTTCGTTTAACTTTTAATATACATTTGCCTTATGCTATTAATAGAACGAGTCAGCCCCGATACCCCAATCGAGAATCCTATTATAGTTACCACCGAGGACTACTGTGCCTCATATATTGTGCTGCTCGAATTATTAGAACTTTTAACCCCAAGTTCATCCAACCAAACCTCAAACGAACATGGTACAGGAACTATACGGGGCAGCCCACCTAATCTCAATCAACATTAAATGGTTTGCAGAATTACCAGAGGCAATCAGAATCACGGCAGAGTTGATAGCTGGGATAACCGCACTTGCATTAACCTTTCGCAAGGTAAGGCACAAAGTTTTAGTGCCTTTAAAATGGATATACGTTAGAATACCGTTTATGAAAAGAATCGCATGGCTTGAAAAACAGATGGTAGCAAAGAATGATGTTCTTGACCAGATTCTATTGGGGCAAACGGAGATAAAAAACGAGCTGACAAGCAATGGCGGCAAAAGCCTAAAAGACACTGTACTGAATATTGACCGTAGCGTTAATAAATTACGGGCGGGGCAAAAGGTAATATTTGACCATACTAATTTCGGCATTCTTGAATTGGATTCAAACGGACATTTGCTCTCTGCTAATGAAACGGTATTAGAATGGTCGGGCAAGAAAATAGAAGAAATTACCGAAACAAACTACTTTAATATTTTTCATCAGGATGACCAACTTCGGGCGTACCAACAAGTAATAGCAAAAGTATTAAGCAACAGCATCTTTGATATTGAATTACGGGTAACAAACTCCCCTGACTTCAAAGTAAGATTTATCGGAAAACCAAACGGAAAAACAACAGGCTACACCTGCACCTTAAAAAAACTATAAATGGCATATTACAAAGTAATCACGGAAGAAGAAACCGCGTATTATACCTTCACCCCAACCTTTAAACGAAAGCTGATAGAATCCGAAGGTTGCTACAAAGTAAAAGTTGAGTTCGGTGAGGAGGAAGCGGAAATGAACGCCAATGACGAGATTCAACAAAGCGAATTTGACGACAAGGCTGATGACGTTGCGGCAGACCTTAAAACGGGTTCTCATCCGCCATCAAGACCTCACTAACCGATATGGCGTACGCACAGCGTTAGTCATTATTCTTATCCACACCAACCTTTACCGGCTGCTGCCTGTTTGTGAATGCGTTCCATTAAGCGGGGATAAGTTTTGGTACATCGGCTACCTGATTTCGCTGCTGATAATTCTTCAATATCTTTTCTTAAACACCTACAATATTATTGACCACTCGCTGACTGTGGGGCTGCTATCTATAACGGTAAATGATTTATTTGATGAACTGATTGGTAATCCTCACAAAGTAGAAATATTTGAAATAATAATTTATGGATTAGTGGCGTTTATATTCTGTCACAAAATTAAATTAGCATGGTATTGGCGGCTGTTGATAATTGGCAGCATAGTAGGATTGGGCTTAATTTAACGCATTAATCTTTTCCACCACCTCCTTATGATTCACCGCATTTCTATCCCATATCTCCACAAACTTCGCTCCTTTGTTCATGCCATTTCTTAATACGTTTTCAAAAACTTCATCGGTAACGATTATCTTATCATATTTCTGGCGATGCACCTGAAAACCGAACTTAGGACACTGCGTTACTATTGCGGGCGTGCCTGCGGTTTCTGTCAGGGCGTTACTCTGAACATAGCCTCCCTTTAAAACAACGTAATCCCTAAGCGTTAGAGTAGTGTTCTGAAAGGGAAAACTTTCAAGCGGGAAAGCCTTGTTGGTAATTAACGCCATTGTAAAATCCTTTCCCTGTAACTTTACCTTATCAACAATGTTTTTCCAAAGGTTAATGATTACTTGTTTATTATAGCCTACCGAAGTCCATATAGCATCGGCATCGGTGGCAAGCGGTGTTTTGATGATAAAGGGTGTTTGGGTGGTAAGCCTTATCTCTTGGCTATCGCGGTTAATCCCTGTGAGCTTTAGCATATCCACATCCTTCCAAATATCCGTAGATTTAATCCATGCGAAAAACAGGTTGAGGAAGTTTAGCCATTTGTTTGAGTAATCCACATCCATGACATTTGGAAGCCAGAACTCGTCCATGATTTGTGTGCCATCCCGGTACTCTTTAAAGTGTAACTTATTAACACTCGGATAAAGGCAAGCGGAGGAAGTTGTCCCGGCAGTAATGCCTATCATCAGCTTCTTGCCGGTTGCTACATACGCTTTACATCGGTTATAATAAGCGGTAAGATTTATTTGATTTAACTTACCGTTAGCATCCTGTAAGCTGTACCATGTTGCTTTGTGATACACCCCATGAACATCCGCTTGCAGGGCTGCGGTACTGACATATCCGCTATCTTCGGAGGTGATGTAGATTTTCAAGGATGGTAAAGATAATAAAAAACCGCCACTTGAGGAATAATGGCGGCTTCTTGAAAAGTGATTCGTGCTTAATAAGACAAAGGTAATAAAAAAACCGCAAGTCAGCAACTAACCCGAAACCGACCTGCGGGAATAAAAAATAAAAACTAAAACCGTTTTGTAAAGATACTTAAACTCTCCATTCCTTTAACTTTTTAAGTTCAGGCAAATACTTTTTTAATGCCATCCGATAGAGGTCAGATACGGTAAATCGTTTGTCAATATCGGATGTAGGCAGCAGGCGGTGGAACTGCTTTCTGTACTCCGCTTTTGCCTCGATGTCGTTGAAGATAATTTTTTCTTTTTCTGTCATGCTTGTTTTAATTGTTTGTGATTTATTTCAAATTCTTTTTGTAAAAACAGGTCGGCATTTCTGAACACTACCCGCATATCATCGGTCTTGAATCCCAAATATTGCTGTGTCGTTTTTATGCTACGATGTCGGAGAAGCCGTTGAATAAACGCAATGTCTATTCCGGCATTAAGAAGGTGAACCGCCCGGCTTGTTCTAAGCAGGTGCGATGAACCACGTTTTATTATTCCAAGACTTCTCAATGTTTTTCTTATAATTAGCTGAACTGTTGCTGTTGAATACGATGACCGAAACTGCCCTTTAAATAAATATTCAGGATGCCTTTCTTTTAACCATTTCCAATAAGAAAAAATCTCATTAATTGTTTCTTCTGGTACGGGTATAATTCCATAATGTCCGCCTTTTCCTATTATCTTTAAATCGTAAACAAATCTTTCATTATTGCCATCCCATTTTTTTATAAAATCACTTCGCTTTATCTTACACACCTCATGCACACGAAGTCCGCAAGCATATTGAAGTTTTAGAATTGTTCGCTGTTTAATATTTGAAACATTGTCAAAAAGCAATTTAAGCTCTTGTGGGGTTAAATAATCCGGTAGTTCGCGTTTTTTATGCGGATATGGGAAATTGTATAACTTAACCCCCTGCATTAAAGCGAACTCATAAAAATTATGGAGCATTCCTATTGCCTGACACTTCATTGAATCAGAATTAATTTTTGAAACATAAAAAATAAGTTGCTCTCTTGAAACATCTTCGGGAATTAATTTCAAAGAAATGCAATATCGCATGAAAGAATCAAAAATAGTCGTATAAGTATTAACAGTATTTGGTTGCAAATCTCTAACAGAAAGAACCGATAAAAACTTTTCTTTGTGCGTCATTGTTGTTTGATTATCAATACAGATTCGTTTATTGTATCGTTATCAGTAATTGCCCCGTCTCCGAATGAAGTGTAGTGCTAATCATCTTTTTTTCTTAAAACTTTTTTTGCCAACGCTCTTTGAATTTTTCAAATTCATAAAAGGTTTAGCTGCATCTTCCAATATTTGTTCAGCATACAATTTAAAAACCGTATTCTGATTAACCGCTTCCAGTGTCAATGCTTTTACCGCTTCGGGTGATATGTCTAAATTTTTTCTCATTGAATTACTTTGTTTACAAAAATGTTTTTCTGATACAATCCGAAACCACCTTCGGCATAATTCATATTGACAGTCGTTCTATCAATATCGCTCACCCTTGTAATTGAATGAGTGCCTGAATAGGTTTTATCCTTGTGGGTGTGTTCGTAAAAAAGAACATCACCCACTTTGATTGTTTTCGCTTTTACTTTTTTCGTTTCCATGTTATGCGAATTTTAAATGTGCCTTACCGCCCAATGCGTTAAAAATATATTCAAGTGCTTCGCCCATTGTTTTTCTTTGCACTCTGAATTTTTCGTCCTGATGAACATTGAACAGGTTTCTCCTTCTTTGAAAATCAACATACCATGTTGAACCGCCTTTTGTTTCCACAGAACACAGAGTTTCCTCTGTGTTAAACCATTTAAGCCATTCTCCAACGAACCAATCAAAATCTCCATCGTTGTGAGCAGATATTCTTTTTGAATCTGAATCAATGTAACCAGCATATTCTAACTCCATAAATTTAATGAAAGAGTTTTTTCTTTCTGCTGTGTCAAGTTTTGCGTGGTCATTTGCTGAATAAGTTTTCATTTCTTTATTTGTTTATGTGGGTGCTGAATTACAATCACGGTGCAAATATACATCGTGTATATGAGATATACAAGTGTTTTTGAAAATAAATTTGTAAGTGTTTGATAATAAGGGAGAAAAAATAAAAGCCACCCTCAAAAAAGTTTTAAGAAAAAAAGGTTTACGGCTTCGATTGAAGTTTACTGGAAGGCAACTACTGATAACAAAAAGATTAAAGTAAATTAAAAAATAAAAAGCATTGTCGGAACTTCGGGCAGTTGTGCTTTCTATAAAGTGTATCGGTAAGTGAAACATGGTGCTTCCTAATTTTTTATTTTTTAACTTCCTTAATCTTCGGAACGTTATGCGGCATTAAAACGACCGCATAACAAGCCGCTTTAATGCAATGCTTAGTTTCCGTTTTCATAGGAACTTTCGGGAGGAAAAAATTAAAATAAAATTTCCTGACCCGCATTTGTAACTGGTTTTTTAACTTTCTGTTTTGCATCTAAATCGTAATACCATATTCCCATTTCACCCTTCACATATAATGGTTCGTCAAACCGTTTTGCATCTTTTAAAAATAATCCATACCTGTTTGTTGTTTCAATCAATGCGCTTTTGTTCTCGTAATTATCTCCGCAAAGCCAGCCACAAGCATCTACATAAACGCTCCCTAATATTGCCCCGTTAATTACTTCATCGGGATTGAAACATATTTGTTCTTTAGTCAGGTATGGATTTTTTACAGTCAGGTCGCTATCGTCAGTTCTTTGCCCTGCGTGTATCAAAACGTGCCTGTGAATTAAAGATGCAAAACGGTTGTGGGTTCTTGTTTCTATTGTTTTCCATTCTCTCATTATCCAAGTAGCCCACGGTTGGTATAATGTTATTACGGGTAAAATATTTGCCATCGCTCTAAATTTTATTTTAATTTTTTCTTTCGTTTTTCATAGTGATGTTCCTGCTTAATAATCGCACTGCATAAAGCGGCAAAACGTTACCAGTAATGCTACATTAGTGCTTCGATTGAACATTTCGGTTCAACTTTTAATAATTTTTTTTCCTCCCTTTTTTTAATACAAGAAAATAGATAGTAAGCAATAACTGGCATCACGGCATTCCCACACCCTTTAATTCGGTGTAATTTATTGGGAACGTCATTACCCCTTCGTATAGTGAAACTATTTCCTGGTCTGTCAAGCCATTCATTTGGCATACTGAAACAAGTGCTATCTGCTTCCCAATTTTTACTCGACTTAATACCGAATCTACTCGGTTCATAAAATGCTTGTTGTCCGAAGCCATCGGAGTAGGCAATGCAGTATATTCTTTCTCGTTTATGGGTTGTTCCAAACTGCTTGCCCGATAAACATTGCCATTCTGCATTATACCCGATTTGGGAAAGGTCGCATAACACTCGTTCAAATCCTCGAATAATGAGTGCTGGGCTGTTTTCAATGATGACGTATTTAGGTCTAACTTCCCGAATAATTCTAAACATTTCGCCCCACAATCCGCTTCGGTGTCCTTTAATTCCAAGTTTTGTTCCACTATTTGAAATGTCTTGGCAAGGGAATCCACCGCTAATGATGTCGCAGTATTCGGGGTTTCGCAATTCTTTGATGTCTGCATATTGTTTTGTATTTGGATAATGTTGTTTAAGTATCTTTTGTTGGTATGGTAATATTTCGCAATTCCATAATGTTGGTATTTCAGCCCATTCTGCACCTAATTCAAATCCTCCAATTCCACTAAAAAGAGAACCGTGAGTAAGTTTGCCACCGCACAAAAAATTATTAAAAGTTGTTTCGTTTTCCATATTAAATTTTATCTATAATTAACCGCACTACTGGTAACATGGGCTATAACGCCAGTTTGTGAAAAACAAACCGAGCGTATAGCCCCGTCCGTTAAAGCAATGGGGGTGTATCGCTCCGTATTTAAGTTCGTGCTGGTATGAACGAAAAAAAAATAAATTAAAATT